TAGTAGTACTGGTATTACACTAAGCAATGGAATGGTTGTTGAATTTCAAGGTACCGTTATTCCAGAAAAATATAGTCAGGAAACATGGGTGGTCGAAGGAGTTGGAAAAGCTATAACATTGACAAAATTCTCTGATCTTATAGTTCCAGTGTTAACGGCCACAGTACCTGAAGTATTATTTGATAACGCAGGTTTTGACACAGAACCTTTTGACGATGCTACCGCATATCCTACCTTTAAAGATTACATCACTATAGCTAAAGACAGTATTGATTCTAATCCTTGGTCAAGATATAATCGTTGGTTCCATAGAAGTGTATTAGAAACAGCTTATACTCTGCGAGGCGAAGATTTTCCTGCAGAAGAATCTACTAGAGCTAAACGACCTATTATAGAATTTTCAGCTAATCTGCAGTTATTCAATCACGGATCAGCAGCTAAACAAACTGTAGACTATCTCGATGATTATACCACTGATGTATTATCTCGCATTGAAGGCAGCACAGGTTACAACGTCGATGGAGAGTTTTTATTTGAAGGTGCTAGGATATTGGTTATTGCTGATACCGATAGATTAACCAACAACAAAATATATGAAGTAAAATTCATTCGACACATAAACACTACTCAGATACATCTAGTAGAAACAGAAGATAGTGACAGTATATTAGGCCAAGGGGTGTTGGTGCGTCGAGGTTCCAAAAACGGTGGAAAGATGTTTCACTTCAACGGAACTAATTGGATACCAAGTCAAGCAAAAACTTCAGTAAATCAGGCTCCACGGTTTGACGTATTTGATTCGACAGGTGTAAGTTTTAGCGATATCGAAAAATACACCACTAGTACATTTACAGGCACAAAAATTATAAGCTATAAGCTAGGGTCAGGAAGAATAGATACTGAATTAGGTTTTAGTTTAAGTTATTTGAACATTGACAATGTTGGTGATATAGAATTTAATTTCGACTGGGATTCGGATATTGCAGAATACACAGAAACACGAACACCTAAAAGCGTTAAAATATCTACCGGATACTATAAATTTAATCCCGATGCAGTTTATGCTAATAATTGGTTACTGGCTGGTTCAGAATTTATGCAACCTATAGTAGATAGTCAATTAGTAATCAGTGATACAAATACGTTGACCTTTGATACGATAGACTGGTCTGCGTTGAAGACAGACCCAATAATCAACATTTACATAAACGGCACAAAGTATGCAGGAACGTACACTAGGACGGAGAACACATTTGAGTTTCCCCTCACTCTGTCTGCCAAAGACGCTGTAGTTCTAAAAGTTATTACAGATCTTGATCCCGATCAAGGTTATTATGAAATACCAGCAGGTCTAGAAAAGAATCCATTTAATACAGAACTGACATCTTTCACATTGGGCCAGGCTGTAGACCATATTGTTTCGGCTGTAGAATTTGATTCTAAGGTTACAGGTAATATACCGGGAGTTAGTAATCTAAGAGACAGCGATGGATATCAAAAACATGCCAAACGTTTTCTGAAGCATTCTGGTATAGCACCACTGGCTATTATGACGCTGTGTGATAAAACACATAATATTATCAAATCAATACAATATGCTAAAAAAGCCTACACAGATTTTAAAAATAATTTTGCTGCTAGGGCAGTAGAAATTGACTATAATGATAGTGTACCAGATTTTGTTGATGATGTTATTAACAGTCTAGCAAAAAATAAAACTGCGGTGAGTCCGTTCGCAGACAGCGATATGCTAGGATCAGGTGCTTATACCGTTGTAACATATACTGTAGAAGATGTAGGAATAAAAACATTTTCATTAGGCGAAAAATTTGATCTAACCAGTCTCAGCAAACGTGCTGTTTATGTATATCTAAACGGCAGTCAACTTTTAAATGCAAGAGACTACTCATTCAATTCAACCTTTGGTTTTGTACAATTGAGTGTAAATCTTGAAGAAAATGATCTGGTCGAAATACGTGAATATGTTTCTACAGCTACTAGTCACATTCCACCAACTCCTACCAGCATGGGACTGTATAAAAAATACACTCCTATACGTTTCATAGACGATACCTTCCAAGAACCTCGTGAAGTCATACAAGGCCACGATGGTAGTATTACAGCGGCGTATGGCGATTTCAGAGATGACTTATTACTAGAACTTGAGTATCGTATCTATAACAATATCAAGCAGGAATATGATTCTTCTATCTTTGATATTGATTCTATTTTAGGTGGGTATTACGGTGTTGGTCTTTACACAAAACCTCAATTAGATAATATTGTTAATCAAGAGTTTTTAAAATGGGTACAAAACACCAACATAAATTATACTTTAAACTCGTATTTTGACAGTGAGAATAGTTTTACCTATACCTATTCTAAAATGTCAGATCCTCTAAAAACGCAGACATTGCCTGGATATTGGAGAGGAGTGTATCAATGGTTCTATGACACAGATCGCCCACATCGCTGCCCATGGGAAATGTTAGGATTTTCGCAAGAACCTACCTGGTGGCAATCACAGTATGGTGCCGCACCATATACACGCAACAATTTATTGCTCTGGGAAGATCTAGAGAATGGGCATATTAGGCAAGGTAACAGAGCTGGCCGCTATGATAGATATAAGCGTCCGGGATTGATAAATCATATCCCTGTAGACGGCGATGGGTTATTATTAAGTCCACTAGATAGTGGGCTCGCCCAGGATTTTTCACTTATCAATAATCAAGGTACTTTTGTGCTAGGCGATATCGGTCCAGTAGAATATGCTTGGAGATCCAGTTCCGAATGGCCGTTTGCAGTTATAATGGCCATGTGTTTAATGAAACCTTTTGAATTCATTACAGATAACTTTGATCGTTCTAGAACTACCACTAACATATTAGATCAGACAGTTAACGGCACAACCTCTTTGTTCAGCACATTGGGCGAAATTGCACCAATAACATTGTCAGATTCGTATATAGGTCTATTAAAATATATAGCGGCCTATGTGAAATCAAGAGGTATCTCACAGGACAGTATTATAGAAAAAATTAACAATCTTGATGTTTCTTTGAGTTTTAGAATGAGTGGATTTGTTGATCAACAACAACAGAAATTTTTGTTAGATTCTAAAAATCCATCTGCCACTACCAGCAGTATATATGTACCTGCAGAAAATTATGATATTATTTTTAATGTTGGCGCTCCGGTAGCTACTGTGGCTATTAGCGGAGTCATATTTGAAAAAACTCAAGGCGGTTGGATAGCCACAGGCTATGACGACATACATCCTTATTTTGAATATCATCAGGCTTTACCAAGTCAGAGAGATCCGGTAATATCTATAGGCGGAGTTAGCGAAACATTTTTAGACTGGACCTTAGATAAAAATTACAACAACGGTACCTTGGTAAGATATTCTAATGATTTTTATAGGGCGTTACGAACACATAATAGCGGAAATACATTTGATAAGTCAGTGTGGCAAAAACTCAGCGACATTCCTAAGATAGGAGCAGTTGAAGCACAACGTCGCCGTACATTTAACACACTGGCAGTAAAACGTATTAGTTATGGCACACTGTTCACTACCGTTCAACAGGTAGTAGATTTTCTATTAGGATATGAAAGTTATTTAAAAAGTCTAGGATTTATATTTGATAGATATGATCCAGTAAATCAGGTCAGTCAAGACTGGCTCAGCAGCGCCAAAGAATTTATGTTTTGGACCAAACACAACTGGGAACTAGGGTCGTTAATAGCCATTAGCCCTATGGCTGAAAAAGTGGATGTTGAGGTACCTGTGGGAGTAGCCGATAACATACTTGATGGGTTTTATGACTATCAGGTACTAAAGGGTGACGGCAAACCTCTAGAGCCAAGATTCATAAATGTAAATCGCAGTTTTCAAAAAATTACGGTAGAAACCACTAACACCGATGAAGGTGTATTTTTCTTAAAATTAAACTATGTTCTTAAAGAACATGTTACAGTATTTGACGATCGTACAGTATTCAATGATATAATTTATGATAAGACCACTGGCTATCGTCAAGGCAGAATTAAAGTACAGGGTTTTCGCACAGTAGATTGGGACGGAGATTACACAAGCCCGGGATTCTTATTTGATAATGTTAACATACAGACCTGGCAGCCATTCCGAGATTACAGGCTAGGCGACATAGTATCTTATAAAAGTTTTAATTGGACTAGTTTAAGAAATCAACTTGGTTCTGAAACCTTTAATGATTCTGTTTGGACCAAATTAGATAGCACACCTCAAAAACAGCTGATTCCTAACTTCGACTACAAGATCAAACAATTTAGCGATTATTTTGAAACATCGTCAGAAGGCACAAATCAAAATCAACGGGAATTAGCCAGACACACAATAGGATATCAACAGAGAGATTATTTGAATAATCTGGCCGAAGATCCGGTGAGTCAATTTCAGTTGTATCAAGGATTCATACGTGAAAAGGGATCAGCTAACGCTATTACAAAAATATTTGGTAAACTTAGTCGATCAGGATCTGATAGTGTAACTCTGAATGAAGAGTGGGCGTTTTTATTAAGCAGAATAGGAGGCACTGATCAACTCACAGAAATAGAAATACAGATAGAAAAAAATAAAATAAAATTTAATTCTCAGGTATTAACTATAGAGTCTGGAGTTCGTGGTGTTGTTTCAGATCTTAATTATAGAATTAATATCAACGACTTTACAGTACCACCGATACCGTATGTAACAAATATTAATCCAACTTCTTTAGAAATAAATCCAAGTTTCACCGCAGGATATGTGTACGAGAATCAATATGAACACGTGATAGCCACACAGACAGAATTAACTACACTAGATATCTCCACAGTTAAAGAAAATGATCATATATGGATAACGTTTTATAGAGATTCCTGGACAGTGCTTAGAGCTAACCAAGTTGAAATGCTATCTGTAATTACTGTTGAAAGGTTCGACGATACAACTGTAACAGTTACTTTTAATCGACCGCATGTATTCTTAGTCGATACATATGTGGGATTTAGAAACATAGTTAATCTGCAGGGATTTTTTAAAATAATAACAGTGACTAACACCACAGTTAGTATTGAAATTGATGCTGACAATGAAGATCCGGAAATAGATTCTAGTACTATAGTAAATCCTACAATACTTACTGAAAGTAGATTTGATAATTATCAGATTCTAGATAGAGGAACATCTGCGCTGTTATATAACGGTGCTAGATTGTTTATAGATAACAACGGTAACGACCTATGGGAAGTCATAGAAAAGCAAAAACAATACACCGCTAATTCTATCACTGATTACGCTACAACTAGTCCTATCAATGCCGGTAAGAAAGTAATATATGACACAGTAAACTCTCAGCTACTTGTTAGCATACCTGGGTCTGGCATAGTAAACGTTTACGCAGAAAGTTCTACAGGACTAGTACTAAAACAAATCATTTCTCCCCCTAATGGATTCTTCGCCAATGCATTAGGATCTTTCGGTAATGCGATGGCACTAAGTCCTGATGGTAAGGTGCTGATAGTTGGTGCAGCCGAAGCCAGCGGTGTAGCTAGTGCATTCCGAGGTCCGTGGGCCACAGATCAGTTTTATCAACAAGATGAGATAGTATTATATGGCGGCAGACTCTACCGAGCTAAAAATCCTAACACCGTAGGTGTAGACAATAGCACCGAAATAGCTATTAACACAGATGATTGGGAGCTAGCCACTATTATACCGGCGCTTGAATCAGGAGTTAATACCGGCCTGTATCAACAGGGAATGGTAGCAGTATACACCTATACGAATGGCAGATTTTTTAACACTGCGGCTTTTGTTAGTCCAAGACCTGCTGACAATGAAAAATTTGGCAGCGAAATAACTTTATCTGTCAGCGGCAGCTCTTATTATATGGCAGTATCTGCTACAGGTTCCTATAATAATACTGGCCGAGTGTACCTGTTTAAATTCAACGGAACAGCATGGAGTCATTTAGAAAATCCTATGTACACAGGAGTATATGACTTTCAAAAATCCTACAAGGCAGGAGAAATTGTATGGCAGGCCGCCCAGGATCCCGTGGTTGAGGCTGCGAGAGGGAATTTGTGGATGAATCTAGAAGATTCGACCACAGACGGCAGTACGATAACTATCCAATCACAGGGATGGTTGAAAGTCAGCGATATCAGCACAAATTGTTCTCTGCCAACTACAATATCAGTAGAGGATGATGGATCGACCTTAGAATTTGCAGTAACAGGTCTATTGAATGAAACACAAATGGCAGAACTAGTCAAACAGGGTGATAAGTTTGGATCTAGTATGGCCATGAACAGAGACGGCAGTATATTAGTTATAGGTGCTCCGGATGCAGACGGACAATATTTTGCAAACTATCGAGGTCTATGGAGAGGCGATGTAGAATATGTAGAAGGGGAAGTTGTGAGATTCAAGGATCTCACAGCACCGGGAGATTCTTATCAATATTATCGATTGGGTGATGCATTCCTTGGAGCAGATTCTACCTATAGAAGCTATAATGAAGATCCATCAGACAGTGCAAACTGGCAGGTAGTAGGAGACAGCACCACAGAGTCTAGCGGTAAGGTGTGGGTCTATGCTCGCACCGCAGGCGATGTCTATGAACTAAAACAAATGATCAATGCAGCATCGATCAGCTCATTTTCAGATATAGATTCTGGATTAGTTATTAGTACAGGTGACCAGTTTGGATTTGCAATGGACATGGATTTTACTGGTAATACCTTGGTTGTTTCTAGTCCTAGATCAGATATTAATTATCAGGATCAAGGCAGTGTATATGTGCTAGAATTAGATAGTAACATTATTGAATACAGGGTGAAACAGCGCCTAGAAAGTTTCGAAACATACCCTAATGAATATTTTGGATACGGAGTTTCGGTGAGTCCGGATGCAGCAAAAATCGCTGTAGGCGCACGAAACGCTTCTAACGATATTCCTGTTGCATTCGATATTCTTCTCGGTACAATTTTTGATCTCGGAACTACTAGATTTAGCTCAGCTCAAGGTTACACCGGCGGAGTTTACATATTTGATAAAAAAGATCAGATATTCTTTCTCACCGAAAAACTGCAGGAAGTCTTTTCACCAGACGAAGCTTTCGGTTCTAGTGTAGACTGTGTAGGATCTTATGTGGCAGTGGGATCTCCGTACTATAGAGCTCCTGTGCTCGACTCAGAAGGAGAGCTAACCTACGAAGGTTCTTACATAGGAAATGCTAGATTGTTTAAGAAAGATTCTACACTGTCTTCTTGGAATATTTTAAACACACAGCAGCCTGTGGTAGATATACGAAAAATTCGGAGTATAGAATACTATGACAATGTGCAGAACATCAAAATACAAGACCTTGATTTTATAGATTCTGCCAAAGGTAAAATATTAAACTCTGCCGAACAAGAAATTAAATTTAAGACACCCTATGATCCTGCAGTGTATACTATAGGAACTGATCAGGTAGTTACGGATCCTGCCATAGCCTGGTACGAATCTAATGTTGGAAAATTATGGTGGAATATAGCTGCTGCAAAATGGATCTACGCCGAACAGGGTGATACTGCTTTTAGAACAGGTAATTGGAATCAATTAGCCAAGGGCAGCGATATTGCCGTGTATGAATGGATACAAAGTGTGTTATTGCCTAATGAATGGGCAGCAGTAGCAGACACCAACGAAGGACTGGCACAAGGAATTAGCGGACAACCTCTTTATCCCAACAACGATGCATATAGTGTAAAACAGATCTTGAATCCAACTACTGGACAGGTACAAGAAACTTTCTATTTTTATTGGGTAGAAAATAAAACAGTGGTACCTGCGAATATGGCAGATAGAACAAAATCGGCAGCAGAAGTAGCAAACATTATTGCAAATCCTGTGGGCACAGGCACCTCGTTTATAGCACTAATAGCCTCTGATAAATTTGTTTTGTATAATGCAAAATCAGTTATGTCATCAGATACTGCGTTGATTAATATCAAATATAGAAATGATTTGGCATCACTCAGACCTATACACAGTGAATATCAGCTATTGACAGAATCTGTTGCAGACAGTGTGCCAACTTTACAACTAGAAAATAAATGGATCGACAGCCTGGTAGGAACTGATACACAGGGAAACAGAGTACCAGACACAGCGTTGCCTGCTAAACAAAAATATGGCATAAATTTTAGACCGCGTCAAAGCATGTTTGTCGACAGACTAACAGCATTAAAGTTAGCAATAATCAACATCAACGAAGTATTGACCAATCAACCGTTCGCTGACCTTATAGACTTTACAAATCTAAATGCTAAAGATCCTGCACCAGCCGAAATATTAAATCTATATGATGTTACAGTTGATACCGAGATTGATCTACAGACTGTAGGCACAGTAAGAACTAAACAAGCGGTACTTCGGGCTAATCTTGTTGATGGTGAATTAGATACTGTTGACATAGTCGATCCTGGATTCGGCTATAGAGTAGTGCCACCGATAGAGGTAGAAGGTGATGGGTTAGGAGCTAAAATAGCGGTAACGCTAGATAATCAAGGAAGAATAGCCACGATTACAGTGTTAAACAGAGGTAAACGGTATCGAACATTGCTGGCCAAGGTAAGGAACTTTTCAGTGCTGGTGTTGAATGATTCTACTATAGATAATTTTTGGAGTGTCTATGCCTGGGATGATGTGAGAAAGGTATTTTTCCGCAGTCAATCTCAAGCCTACGATACTACCAAATATTGGAATACTGTGGATTGGTATCTTTCAGGGTACAATCAAGATTCACCTATCACTAGAGAAATTTTAAGTGTGTTTCAAGAACCACAATATCAAATTTCACCAGGAGAATTAATCAGAGTCAAAGAATACGGAGCCGGGGGTTGGGCGATATTTGAAAAAATCAACAACGCAGGTACAACTTTTTCAGATAGGTTTAAATTAGTGGCTAGACAGGACGGAACTTTGCAATTAAAATCTTCTCTATATGATACCACGGTGGCAGGTATAGGATTTGATAACGCACAGAGTTTTGACAACACTACCTATGATATTTCAAATTCAATAGAATTAAGAAATATTTTACAGGCTGTAAAAAAAGATATTTTTGTTGCAGATTATGCTATAGAATGGAATAAATTATTTTTCTCTAGCATAAGATATACTTTGTCAGAACAACAATATGTTGATTGGGTTTTTAAAACTAGTTTCTTAAACGCTACACACTCTGTAGGCAGTTTTGAACAAAAGCTAAATTATAAAAATGATAATCTTGAAAGTTATCAACAATATATAGATGAAGTTAAACCTTTTAGAACTACAGTAAGAGAGTATGTGAGTCGTTACAATACTCCCGAGCCCTATCAATCAGCTATTGCAGATTTTGACCTTGCTCCGAATTATTCAGTTATAGATGGTAAAGTAGTTCCTATAACCTTTGATCGTGCAGAATTAACACAGTACCCTTGGAAATGGTGGACAGACAATAACGGTTACTCAGTTACGGAAATTTTATTATATGAGTACGGCACCCTATATACCACTGTGCCTAGGGTGGTCATAGAAGGTAACGGTTCAGGAGCTACAGCGCAGGCCTATATATCTAACGGTCGTGTATCTGGTATTAAAATGTTGACCACAGGCAGCGGCTATACACAAACGCCCACAGTAACCTTAGTAGGGGGAAATTCCAACGACGGAACACAGGCTAAGGCTACAGCGGTGTTAGGCAATACTAAGATTAGAACTTTTAATCTCACAGTGAAATTTGATCGTGTTAGCAAAACAGGTGATTATCAATCATATACACAAAATCAAATATTTGTAGCTACAGGCAGCACAGCGGTATTTGAACTAGGGTACGCTCCTACTAGAGACAAAACTAAAATATCAATATTTAAAAATAATCAATTAGTCTTAACCAGCGAATATACTATCAGCTTATATTATTTGGACACTGATAATTATTCTTTGTTGAGAGGAAAAATTATATTTAATATAGCTCCAGTTAACGGCGATGTGATCACTGTAAACTATGAAAAAAATATCGAATTATTATCTGCTATAAACAGAATAGATCGATTCTACACTCCCGTTTCCGGTATGGTAGGCAAAGAACTTAACCAACTTATGACCGGAATAGATTTTGGAGGTGTACAGATACAAGGTACTACTTTTGAAGTTACTGGAGGATGGGATGCGCTGCCATGGTTTACAGACAACTGGGACAGCGTAGAAGCCGCCAGCGACTATTACGTAGTTCATGATGGTAGCACTAATACAGTAACTCTTCCGTACATTCCAGCGGCCGGACAAGAAATTAACATTTATATCAAGCGAGCAGGAGAAACACAGACTCGAAGAATAGACGATCCGGCATATAATGATCAGATAGATTCATCTACAAGTGCAAATCCTAATGCAGAAATGCCTACTTTTATAGGCGATGGCGTTAACAATATTGTAGAAATTGGAGATTATCTATCAACACAAAGTGGGGATACATTAATTTTCCGTCCTTCAGAAAGCGATGGATCAGTAACAATCACCGATGATAATTTGCTAGATACCAAACTCAGCGGAGGCACATTATCGGCCATAGATAATATATATGTCACCGCCAGAGGGACCACAGCAGAAGAAATAGCTATAACCGGTGGTAAGTTTATTGAACCTGATCACGTGCCTGCTCCGGAAGAAAATATTCCTGGACAGGTTATGGACAGTGTGTCTATTAAAGTGTTTCAATCGACCCCGACAGGGTCAGCGGCCCTGCAATCTAAAATTGTCAAAGGTAACGGAATCGATACCGACTTTGATATTGGACAACCTATTGTTGAAAACAACTCAGTAATTGTGTATGTAAATAAAGTTAAAAAATACTTAGGTATAGACTATACTTTGGATCTAGTACAGAATAGAGTAGAATTTAATACAGCACCTATTAATAATTCAGTAATAGAACTTATCTCTATAGGTGTAGGCGGAATAGGTATATTATCTTCAGATATATTCGTTGCCGATGGAGCCACTAACCTATTCCTAACAGATGCTAACTACAACGACACAGCATTAATATTTGTTAGTGTAAATGGTGAGCCCGTAGATACTGGGTTTATAGACAGCACAGAAGTCACAGATATTCCGGGTAAAACTTTAGTAGAATTCGGAATAATTCCGTCGGCGGATGCAGTGATAAAAATAATAAGTCTTCAAGCCAGTGCCGATGTAGATAGTTCAGGAGTGTCTGTGGTGCAGGTCAATACTCAAACGGTGTATTTTGAAGGTAGTACGAGAAGTTTTGATCTTGAAGGGTTTGTAGAGATATCGAGGGGGTCGGCACCTAATTCAATGTTGGTAGAAGTAGATGGCCAATATCTCAGAGGTGCAGATACAATCTATGTTGAATATGACGGAACTAACAACACGTTTATTCTAGGTCAAGATCCGTTAGAAGTATCTGGATCTATTCTACCCAGCAATATTAGAGTATATGTTAATAATCGATTGAAAACTTTTATCACGGAATATACCTATAACGCTGCTACGAAGGAATTAGTAATTATCCCGGCTGTTCTCAATAACGGAGATCGAATAAAAATTGAAAATAATCGTAGGGCAGAATATTCTATAGTTGATTCTAATCTTGTAATAGATTCTGGTGTTTCTATGATTACTACCAACGAAACAGATAATGTAGAAATAAATGTTACATGGTTTAGCGAATATGCTTCATTGGATATGATATCGGATGAAATTGTAGGCGGCAAGGTACAGTATCAATTACCCCGTGCTCCTATATCTGCTAGTTATGTTTGGGTGTATAAGAACGGAACCCGCCTTACTCAGGATCAAGATTACTATGTCAATATACCCAGAAATGTAGTTTATCTGGTTGCAGATTCAACCGTGAATGATCAGATCAAGATAGTGTTATTTTCATCAGACGTTTATCGATCACCTAGTGCTTTTGAAATTCATAAAGATATGTTGAATGTATATCATTATAATAGATTTTCTAGAGGCGAAGTAACACTGGCCTCAACACTTAACTATTATGATACTACTATTACGGTTACTGACGGTTCAAAACTAACCGAACCAATTACTTCAAGGAACATTCCGGGAATTATAAATGTAGAGGGAGAAAGAATAGAATATATGAGTAAAGTTGGGAATGTTCTATCACAGCTAAGAAGAGGTTCTCAAGGCACAGCTATCGCAGAAATTTACTCTGCGGGAACCGCGGTTATTGATGTAGGATACGAAGAAGTGTTGCCTTACAATGAAACACAGCAAAGAACAGATTTCTATAGTGACGGTAGTTCACTATTAGTTGGGCCTTTAGATTTTGTGCCTATACAAGGTGTTAGAACTTCGTGGTACAGAGACACTGTGCCTAGTTCTTACAGTGCCTGTGATCAAATTGAAGTGTTTGCGGGAGGCCGTAGATTGCGCAAAGATCCTGTCGCAGTATGGGTGGAAGACAACGGAGCCTACAGCCCCGAAGCCGATGAAAGACTAGAAGCAGAATTTGCGGTGGACGGTATCACTGCTTATATTAGGCTCACAGCGCCATTGGCTGCAGGTACAAGGGTAACTGTAATTAAAAGAACAGGCAGAATCTGGTACGATAGAGGAGAAACCGCAGCGTCTAGTGGCCAAACATTGCTGGATAATTCAACGGCTGTAGCAAGATTCATAGCGGAGAAGACTACGGTTTTACCTCGATAAATACATGATGAATTCAACAGAGAACAAAATGTCAGAAAATCAATCAAAAATCTCCGAGATCCCCCAGGCCCGACCAAATGAAACGGGCGGTTTCCATTTTGAAGGACACATTAAGATCTTTGATCCTAACACCAAAGAAGTGTTCATTGATAAACGTAACGCTATCCATTATGAAAATATGAGTGTGGCCATGGTGCAGAGTCTTAGCAATCAAGGTCAGGGAACAATTTATCAAATGGCGTTTGGTTCTGGAGGCACAATCGTTGATCCAACTGGCCTGATAACATATCTAACACCTAATACTATAGGAGTTAACTCTAGTTTATACAACCAAACCTATGTAAAAGTTGTAGATCAAAACGCTATTGAAAATACAGACCCTGCTAGAAATCTCATGCAGGTAAGACATATCAGTGGCGCTACTTACAGTGATATTCTAATCAGTTGTTTACTAGACTATGGAGAACCTCTAGAACAACAGGCCTTTGATAACTCAGTCGACATGAATGGAAATTTCGTTTTTGATGAATTAGGATTAATTAGCTACAATCCTAATGGCGCAGGAAAACTGCTGACGCATGTGATATTTCATCCGGTGCAAAAAAGTTTAAACAGACTGTTACAGATCGATTATACAATCCGTGTACAGAGCTTAACCGGTTTCACAGAGGTATAATAGATGCCATATTCAGTTAATTTTACAGATAAAGAAAACAAAACACCAATAACGGTGTTTGATAATACTTCCAGCACAGACACCAGTCTAAAATTTCCAGGCAGAAATGTAACAGGATACGGACAGATTATCGCAGAAAACTTTTTGGCTCTGTTAGAAAATTTCTCTTCTGCCGACGAACCAATTAATCCTATAGAAGGACAGTTGTGGTATAATAGCACAGACGGGGTTCTTCAGATTTGGGATAACACTGCATGGAAAGCAGCTTCCGGCATACAAAAAGGTGTAAGTGAACCCTCAGTACAAACTAGTAAAGTTGGTGAACTATGGGTCGACACTACAAATCAACAGCTACGCATTTTCACAGGTACACGCTGGATTTTAGTAGGACCAACAGAAAGCTCTGTCGACGGACTACGATATGGACCTGTAGTAGAAAGGATCGCCGACTCTGATAACATTGACAGATTTGTTCTTACGTTTTACATTGCAGACATACCAGTAATTATTTTTAGTAAAGATAGTTTTACTCCCAAGACCATAATACCCGGATTTAATATTATTCGTTCCGGTATGAATATATCTGATCCCGGTACCGCACCTGAGATAGCAGCATTCGTTGGAGGTTTTGAGCCGATAATGTTTGGCACAGCTACTCGAGCTAACGCATTAAATGTCGGAGGTATTGAAATTGATTCAGGCAAGTTTTTGAGATCGGATACAATTAATACTACAGATTTTGCATTCAACGTTAGAAATAACAACGGAATTACTGTTGGCATTGATGGAACATTTAACATTGGTACTTCTGCTACCGCAGCAAAAATATATAACAGTGCTGCCGGTAGTTCGATTGACATACAAACCAGTCGCGACGGAATTCCATCTACGATTTTAAAAGTTGTAGATAACAGAGTGGGCATTAATCAGGCTACCCCTAGTCAGGCATTAGACATTGATGGTAGTCTTACACTTACAGGTTCTGTTATTGTAACAAACAATACTGCTAGCACCAATTTTAATAATGGAAGTTTAAGAACAGCAGGTGGTGCCGCAATCACAAAAAATCTCATAGTAGGAGACGGTGTTGACATCACTGGCACTACACAGCTCAACAACCTGCAACCTAAAACGACTGATTTGTATGACTTAGGCACCGGCCTCAAACGTTGGAAAACCGTCAGAGCCAAAACAGTTATAGCAGATACTATAGAAGGCGTATTATCCGGAAATATCAGCGGTAACGCTAATACCGCTTCTAGTCTCACGAATGTAACTAGTTTTCAACTAACAGGCGATGTGTCAAGCCCCCCTGTGCAGTTTGATGGGCAGGTTGGCAGTTTCACCAAAATATTTAATACCACCTTAACTGCTAATATCATTGTAGACAAAAATCAACCTTTTCCAAATATATCTAAATCCACAGACTTTGTGCTAGTTTATAGAGCAAGTGATGCAGCCCTAGCATCATCGGGATTATTAAAACAAACTAGAGACACCTTTGTAGGAGATTTAGGTATTCCTATTGGTGGCATAATTCCTTACGCCGGAGCAACTGCTCCTTATGGATTTTTATTCTGTGACGGTTCCGAGATTGAAAGACCAAAATTTTCTGTATTATATGACATTATAGGCAGTACATATAATGGAGCGACCCCATTGGTCGGTGTAAACACTTTTAGATTACCAGACTTACGAGGCAGATTTCCATTGGGTAGAGACAACATGGATAATGCAGGAACAGTTCCTATAAGTACGGGTGGATTTGTAGATTCGGGTGGCGGCACTGCGGGTAGGGTATCTGACATACAGGCTACCACCACAGGCGGTGCTGCAGGTTCAAGTTCGACTACGCTTACATTGGCAAACTTACCAGAACACAGCCATACACTAAGTTCCGGAGCACAAGATTACTCAGCTATAGCAGTGACTACAACTATCGATCCAGCTGCAACTACAGGACTTGGACCAACTGCACCTGGTCAAGCACAATATCTCAAAGATTCAGGAGGAATTAAAAAACCGGCTCTGACTACACTGAGTACTCCGGTAGGCATCATGAATCCATTTCTAACAATAAATTATATTATTAGATCTGGACCACCGTTATTTTAATTAGAGAACAAGAATGGCATACCAAATAAACAAAACTGACGGAACTATTATAGCCACAGTGGCTGATGGGCAGATAGATACCCTATCCACAGACATCACACTGATAGGTAAAAATTACAGTGGGTTTGGAGAAGCATTTAATGAAAATCTAGTAAAAATGCTAGAAAATTTTGCCAGCACCACAGCACCTCTACATCCATTAAAAGGCCAGGTTTGGTTTGATAATGCAGAAAATAAGTTAAAAGTTTATAATGGCTCAACATTTATTCCTGTGAGTTCCGCCACCATTTCTAGCACACAACCCGATACCTTATCTATAGGTGATTTATGGTTTGATGATGTAGGAGCTCAGTTGTATTTCTTCGACGGGAATCAACCTATATTAATCGGACCAGCATATTCAACAGCACAAGGTAAAAGCGGATTAGAGGTCGACAGCATATTAGATACTCTGAATCAAACCAAAGTAATAACATATCTTTATAACAATGGTATATTACTAGGAATTTTTTCTAAAGACAGTTTCACACCTAAAATTTCTATTATTGGATTTAGCGGTAGCATAGAGCCTGGATTTAACGCAGGTACATTGGCTAATATAAAGTTTCGAGTAACCTGTACTAATTCAGAACAATTAGGAGGTGCAGTAGCTACCACATATGCTAGAAGAGATTCAGCTAACACGTTGAACGGACAATTAAGTATAAACGTAGATGCAGGTCTAGTGATAGGCTCGGGTAATCAGATGAATCTCTTGGTAAGCTCGGGAGATATAGAAGTATCCAATTTTGCCAGCGACAAAGATCTATTTCTTAAAGTTAGAAAAGGTATTGATCAAGAAACTGCGGTATCTATAGATTCAAGCACACGAACAGTTGGAATATATTCAGGATTTCCAACCAGTATGGTTAATATCGGGGGCAGTTTAATAGTAGCAGGTGACCTTACTGTTGAAGGAACCACTACTACTATTAATACCGCTAATGTAACTATCGAAGACAAAACACTGACATTGGCCAACGTAGCAGCGCCAACGGAAACCACTGCTACTGGTGCTGGTATAATAATTAGATCTACTGGTTCAGATTCATCTGCCTACGATAAAGAAATAGTTTATAGATCTACCAGCGAAGGACCTCCGCCTACCGGAGTATTTGACGTTAGTGAAGATCTAAATCTAGCAGCAGGCAAACAGTTACAGATAGGCGGGGTTAAAGTCATTGACGGTAACAGTCTTGGAAGTTCAATTACCAGTATTCCGGGAGTTACAGCTTTTGGTACACAGAATGTTCTAAACATTGGTCCTGGAGTACCGCCAGTAACACAGATGCGTTTAGAAAACCATAGGATCAGCACAGTGTCAACTAATTTTGACATCGAACTTGAACCAGACGGCTCGGGAAATGTTGCGTTAATAGGCTTGCCGAGAATCACAGGAATGCAGAATCCTGTGGGTCAACAAGATGCAGCCACCAAAGAATATGTAGATAGCACAGTAGAGTCAAGATCATTGGTATTCAGCACGGATTTATCTGATGGAAAATCTAACACATATATTATTGCTAACATTTTAAATAATTTAGCTCCGGTAGCTGAATTTAGAAATGGTACTTATGCAAGAATATTGTGTACACTAATCAATCCTTCCAGCACCAGTTTAGCTATCAATACATTGCCTCCTGGTATCGGTACTAATCCTTTCTTGACCGATCTATCAGGAAGCAGTTCTTTAGCCATTACTAGTATTTCATTCCCCACAGCTACAATTCCTGCAGCGTCTATTTCAACAACTAGAATTATTAAAACGTTTCAAATTGTAGCTAACGTTTGGACATGGCAGTCAGATTTGAGTTTACCACCATAATGAATACAGGAGCGCAATAAATGGCTTACATAGTCAATAAATTTAGCGGAGCACAGTTAATAGTTCTTGAAGATGGAACTATTGATACCTCCACCAGTCTGGGCCTAGTTGGTAGAAACTATGTAGGCTACGGTGAAACACAGAACGAAAATTTTGTGTTTTTATTGGAAAATTTTGCTAACGAGTCTCCACCATCGAGACCCCTACAAGGACAAATTTGGTTCAACACCACTACCAACTTAACCTATGCCTACGACGGTGCAACTTGGAGCCCTATAGGTGCTGCTGTATTAAGTGCAACAGCTCCCGCCGATTCTAATGCAGGAGCTCTTTGGCTAGACATCACTGCTAATCAACTGAAAATTTACACAGGGTCTACTTGGACTTTAATTGGTCCGGAAGTGGTAGCTGGATTCGGATCGACTAGAGCCAGGGCTACTTCCCTAGATGATTCTGTGGGTAATCCTAGACCTGTAGTAATTTTAGAAACTGACGGTGTCGCTTTCGCTATATGCACAGCACAGGCATTTACTATAAATTCCTCTAATTCAGTTGTCGGGTTTGAAAATAATTTGATAGCAGGTATCAATCTTTCAGCAACTGCAAAAGTCAAAGGAGATTTAATAGGCAATGCCGGTAGCGCAGATAGACTCAGCACCGCTAGGACTATTAACGGTGTGCCTTTTGATGGTCAACAAAATGTTACTATACAATCTTCTACCACAAGCAAACTGGTCAAGGGCACATATATTCAAGGATCAGACTTTGATGGCAGCACAGAGATCACATGGAGTGTAGATGCTACATCTTCAAATACTATAGGTAAGATAGTAGCTAGAAATTCAGAAGGCGGATTTTCAGCTGGTACTATTTCGGCAAACCTCATAGGAAATGTCATAGGTAATGTAACTGCTGAATCCGGAACTAGCACATTTAATGTTATACAGGCCAACACATTTATCGGTGCAACACTAACTGGTAATGCTAATTCTGCTACGCAGTTAGCTACTTCAAGACAGATCAATGGTATAAATTTTAATGGTACTAGTGACATCACTGTAACAGCAGCAGCTGATACACTAACCGGCAATACTTTAAACTCTACGATAATTCAAAGTAGTTTGCAACAATTAGGAACATTAGTTAATTTAAATGTTACTGATAGCGGAGTTAATATAGGTAGTTCTGGTCAGTTAAAAATGTTTGTAGATGCAAGTAGACCAACTATAAGATCCAGCACAGGAATACTTAATTTTGATATGGGAGTTAGTGGTCCTGATATTTCTTTCGTAGACTCTGCGACCGCACTATCATTAGGCGGTCCTAATGCACCTGCTGTGCTAGGAGATAATACCACAAACCTAGGTATCACAGGATATAAATTTAATAACATCTATGCTAACAATTTCTTAGGTAATGCTACTACATCTACTCTAGCCACAACTGCAACTAACATATCAGGCGGTGGCGCAGGAGCTATACCTTTTCAAACTGCCGCCGGTATTACTTCAATGTTGGGCCTTGGCTTGCCGGGTACAGTTCTAACAGCACAGGTCGGTGGTCTGGCTTGGCAGCCAAATTCACAAGAATCTCTGACCAAAGGTAGTTATTTGAATATGATAAACACCACCACTAGTGGCAGTTTAAGTGTATTCAACGGTAATCTTCCTGCGACAATTTCAGTAGATGCTACAACAACTAACACCGCTAGCAAAGTTGTAGCACGTGATGCTAGCGGTAATTTTGCAGCAGGAACTATCACAGCTAATCTTGTGGGGGCAATCACAGGTAATGCTGCTACTGCAACACAGTTACAAACTGCAAGAACTATCAACGGTGTATCATTTAACGGTACACAAGATATAACAATCACAGCCACTGATACTACCAAAGTAGCATTAGCAGGCAGCACTATGACAGGATATCTAACATTAGTAGGAGCTCCTGTTAATGCAGATCACGCTACTACCAAAAACTATGTAGACAGTAGATTACCTCAGTACACTATTATCTCTGGAGTCAGTTACAGCATAGCAGGATTTACCAACCAGGTAGGATCATTTAACGATGGTGCCAACTACTTTGATGTGTATCCGCCTGCAGGTAAATCTATGGGGAACCTAGTAGCGTTTATACCAAGTATACATGTGGTTCACTATGCTGGAGGAGTAGATGGCAATGACAGTATCAGATGTACCTATTCGTATTTGGGTGATAGAATTAGGGTCTATGTGCAAAACACAGAACAGCGTTCTACTCCTGCAGCTAACTATTTGGTAATTTGGAGTTAATCATGTACTATGTATGTATAGAAAATAATCAGATCACAGGCATACAGAGTTATGAACCTGCGGTGCCTAACACAGTGTCTGTGGTTACTATCACAGATACTCAACACGCACAGATCATGGCGCAGACACACCGATTCGATGTGGCTTCTAGAACTATAGTTGCTGTAGATCAAGCTATTATTAGTCAAAGAGAACAGGACAGGTTAAACGGTATAGAACGTGAATTTTTAAATTCAACTGATTGGAAAGTTATGCGCCATATTAGGCAAAAAGCTCTGGGAATTGCTACTAGCCTTACTGATGCAGAGTACACAGAATTAGAGCAGCAGCGGCAGACCGCGGCAGCTCGCATAGTTTGATAAGTAATAATAATGACTAGCGGAGTATATCAATGGCATATCAAGTAGATAAATTTAACGGTGCTTTTTTTGTATCCGTAGAAGACGGTACGATCGATACCACCTCGGATCTTAGATTTGTAGGTAAAAACTATGCGGGATACGGCGAAGTACAAAATGAAAACTTTCTACATCTTTTAGAAAATTTCTCAAACACCACTGCTCCGCCCAAAGTGATCACTGGACAGATTTGGTTCGATAGTGCCAATAAAAAGTTAAAATTCTATGATGGTTCAAGATTTAAACTGGCAGGTGGAGCAGAAGTCAGTACTACTGCGCCTAGCGGGCTGAGTACCGGAGATTTTTGGTGGGATTCTGCAGCCAAACAATTATATGCATGGACAGGCACTGAATTTGCACTCATTGGTCCAGAAGCCAGTCCAGATCTCGGATCGTCAATCATTAGTGCTGCCGTAGTTAAAGGCACTATAAGCACCGCGGTAGGACCGCATACTATACTTAAAGTCATAGCTGATGATAAAACTATAGGCATTTTCAGTAAGACTGCATTCACTTTAGACAATGCACAGAATGCTATAGATGATTTCACGGTTATTAAGAAAGGTTTCACGCTAGCTAAGTCTCAATCCGGAATCAGCTCCGATGACTACATTCTATGGGGTACTGCAAATAACGCAAATCGTCTAGGCGGGTTTGCCGCAGATCAATATTTAAAATTAGGAGATAACTCATTTACTGGCGAAGTTAAATTCTTTGATCCAGGTTTAACAGTAGGTGACGGTAATGATTTTAGACTGCGTGTAGAAAACGGTGATGAAGTAATTGTTGAAAATCGTTTGGGAAATCCTATAACATTTAGAATCACAGTAGTTGATACCACAGATGAACGAGATGTTGCTGTAATAACTAGTACAGGAGTAGTACCCGGTGATGACGCTGCTTATGCACTAGGCTCCGCCGGATCGCGCTGGAGCAATGTGTATGCTGCTATCCATACCGGAAACTTAATAGGTAACGTTACAGGAAATTCCACCGGAGTCCATACAGGCAATGTATTAGCCTCAGACAACACGGTGATGATCAATGCCGCAACTAAACAGATTGGATTTGCAGGAGCTAACATAATTGGCACCCTAACTGGTTCAGTAACAGGAACAGCTAGTTCAGCCACCAATGCTAGTAAACTAAATGATTTAGATCCTAGTGCAACAGTACCGGGATCTGCTGTTGCTACTATTGCTGTAAGAAATGCATCTGGAAACATTTTAGCAAATCAATTCGTTGGTACATCGGATAAGTCAGATAGACTGTTTCTCGACGATAGCATAAGTGCTGGAGTATCGGATCCGGCATGGGACCCTGCAACTACCAGCACAAAATATAGAACTGCAAAAGTAACAGCTACCGCTTACAGCATAGCAGCTAGAGATGCCAGCGGTAATATTGCAGCTAATATTTTCTCGGGTACTGCAACTGCTGCTAGATATGCAGACTTAGCAGAAAAATATTTGCCCGATACAGAATACCTACCAGGTACAGTTGTTATGATCGGCGGAGAAAAGGAAATTACTGCAAGTGTATTCGGCAAACGTGCTATAGGAGTTATCAGTGCAAATCCTGCATTTATGATGAATAAAGATCTAGAAGGTGGTGTGTATGTTGCTTTGAAAGGTCGAGTACCTGTTATGGTAATTGGACCTATTATAAAAGGTCAAGAGCTAGTTCCAGCAGAAAATGGCCATGCTGTATATAACGGTGATAATCCGACTAGAGCATTTGCGGTTGCATTAGAATCTAATAACAGTATAGAAGTTAAATTAATAGAGGCATTGGTGCTGTAATATGTCTTTGAACTCAGATATCACAGCCGCTGGATTTGTAACAATACAGAACAAAGCTGAGGGATTGTTAGGTACCGGTGCCGCCACTAGAGGATACAATCAAACAGTATTATCGTCGGATGTGTTTTCTGGAAATCAAATTACTAGAGCACAGTGGGATCTATTAAAAACTGACATTGTTAACATATTGTATCATCAAAATGGAGAGCTGCCAAATATTGTATCTGTTAATGCCGGCGATGTAATTGGATTCGGTGCCAGTCATCCGAATACCAACTATGATACTCTGTTAACAACAGCAGATCAAAATAGATTTCAGATAGCAGCTACTCAGTCTGCGGTTAGTTCTAAAGGTTCAGCAACCTACACCAGTGCTTGGAGTTCATCTGTAGAATTTACACTAACTGTAACATTTGCGTCTGCAGACCAGGGACGATATTTTTTTAACAGCGGCGGAAAAGTTAGAATTAACACAACTATTACCGGCGGCACAAACACTGCTCAGTATAACGCCTGGCTTAATGTTTTAAATGCAGTAGGAATCCGATCATTTGGCGCAGACACCGACCCATTAGTGAACTATTATACTCTTACTAGTTCTTTCCAAATATATTATCAAAATTCTCTTTCAACACCATATTCTGCTAATAATTATCGATTAGAAGCCAAAACTGATGTGGCTAACAATTCTACAGGCACGGCAACTATTTTAACTTTAAGAGTAACGTTAACTGATGCATATGTTGACCCAGGACCAGCAGTTCCGCCAGGAGACTCGGTCGACGGAACGCTGACTATATCAGTAGAAGAATTAAAAGCGTCAGGCTCACTTATACCGTCAGGAACTTTTACAATTGTTAGCCCTTCATACTCGCTCTCTGTGATCAGTGGCAGTTAATCGATTAAATATAAGACTTAATCAAAGACAAACGCATGCCAGTAAATGACATTATCACCCAAGCAGAATACAACAATATCAGAAACAAAGTACTCGGAGTGCTCGGCACAGGATCGGGGAATTCTGGCTATGGACAACCCTTTGTCAGCACCGCGGTAGCAGAAGGAAATTCTATTACCATTAATGAGTATGCTAATCTAAGATACGATATTTTCAGTGCTTATGTACATCAGGTAGGATCTAATCCTTCTACAGTTACCGTAGTAGAAGGTAACACGGTAAGATTTAGTGCTATAGATGCGCCAGTTACTACATACGATACACTAGCTAATACACTCATATCAAATAGATTTAATGTAGGAGCTGGACAATCAGCTATAAACATTCCCACCGCACCTTCAAGTACTACCTGGCCTGGAATATATGGTGCAGATTGGTCTAGCCTTATACAGTGTACAGTGACTGCTACATGGCCTGATAGTAATCAAGCTAGATATTTTTGGAACAGTGGTGGTCAGATTCGATTTACAGCATCTCGTACCGGCACTACTCCTACTACTCAGAACACACAATGGACGTCTATTCTCAGCACTGCTGGTACACAGACCTATGGCGGTAATAATCCTGGCACTGGTACTAGTCCCAATGATGGCCAAAACTGGTACAGATGCACCAACACTCGACAGTTGTGGTACAGTCAAAGCGGATCTAGTCCTTACGGATCTAATACCTATAAAATATATGCTAGAACTTTAGATGCAAGCAATAACTCTACAGGCACCGCTCGCCAAGGTGAATGGCACATAGAGTTTGTTGATAACTATACAGATCCAGGTGGCCCTGCTCCAGGAGATTCAGTAGACGGAACATTCACAGTATCAGTTAGTTTACAATATGCTACAGGTATTTTGGTACCGCCAAGTCAGGGTAGTTTTACAGTAACATTGCCTACAGTTACTATTTCAGCTATAACACCTTAATTTTTCCTTGAATCTCTAAGCCGCTAAATAAAGTGCGCAGATAATCAAGGAAAATACATGAAGGATCAACTCAAAAAAGCTTTGGAGTTTGCTAATTACAGGCAGACGTTTTCAATTCAACGTAAGATTCTAAAAGAAAAAATCGCAGCCAAGTTAACACTAGGTTATAATGGTGGACTATTTCAAATTGACAGAACGCTTCTGACTTTTATAGAAATGTTGCTAGTCAAAGGAAGAAGCAGCGGAGTTGTATTATTAGATACAAACGAAACCCCTATAATGATCGAGGATTTAGTTGCGTTTCGAGATGAATGCTTTGATAGGTATTTCGAAGCCACTAGTGAGTATTTTGAACAAGACCAAAATCTCAAAAAAAGTAGATCAGTAGAAAAATTGCTAGAACAATGAACAAAGGTATATTGATCTACGCTCATAATAATCGCACTGTGGACTATGCATTAATGGCGATTATTTCTGGAGGATTAGCTAAAAAATATCTTGGACAGCCTGCGTCGTTGGTTACTGACCAAGCCACGTTAGATTGGATGATAGAATCTAAGATATACACTCGTGCTCAAACAATTTTTGAAAATATTTTTATAGTTTCTAGACCCGAGTCAACTAATTCTAGAGGGTTGTATGATGGCACAGAACGCAGTACAGTTCAATTTATGAACGGTAACAGAAATTCCGCCTACGACATTACTCCATATCAACGAACACTTTTGATTGACGCAGACTTTCTGATATTTTCCAATAGACTGGCAGAATATTGGGACATAGATGATGATTTTATGATTGGCGAATCTATTAATGATATCTATGACAATCAACGACTAGGATATCATGATAACTATGTTTCGGACGTAGGTATTAAATTGTATTGGGCTACTACTGTGATGTTCACAAAAAATGATAATTCAAAAATGTTTTTTGATCTTGTGCGCCATGTTAAGGATAACTATCAATACTATGCCGACACATACAGATTTGATTCAAAACAATACAGAAATGATATTGCATTTAGCGTGGCCAAACACGTATTAGCAGGATTTGAACAGTCACCATTGGGATGTTTACCGCCTGTGTTAACATCATTAGACAGAGATATACTACACTCTGTAGATGCCGATAAATTAACGTTTCTGATATCCCCGAAATTAGATGAGAATTATTGTGCGGCTTCGATACAGAATATTGACATTCATATAATGAATAAACAGAGTATAGTAAGACATAGCGATAAATTACTGGAGCTGATATGAAATTCGGATATCTGTTAATAGTAGCAGAGAATGAATTTGTGGACTATCTACAGTTAGCCTATGCCTTGGCTATCAGTATTAAAAATACACAAAAACCTGGGTTTGATCAAGTGGCACTAGTGATCAATGACAAGCAAAAACTTAAAGATTTAAACAGCAGTTGGGTCTTTGATCATGTTATAGAATGGAATCAAGAAACATTCTGGGATGGTCGTAGCTGGATGGATCAGTTGACACCTTTTGACCACACAGTATGCTTAGATGTTGACATGCTGTTTATGCGTGACTACAGTCATTGGGTCGAATACTTTATTGAAAACAGCGAATTATATGTTGCTAACAAAAGCTACACCTATCGAGGAGAGATAGCTGTTGATCATCATTATCGAAAGACATTTATAAAAAACGATCTCCCTAATCTTTACAGCATGTATACCTTTTTTAAAAAAGATAGCGAAGCGGTTAAAGAATTTTTTGATCTAGGAAGATATATTATAAAAAATCCTATAGAATTTTCAAATATTTTTTTATCGGATCATAAACCTCGAGTTGTAGGTACAGATGAATCCTTTGCCTTGGCAGCTAAAATATTAGATATTACCGATGATATTGCATATCCTTTAGAGTTTCCCCGAGTTGTACATATGAAACCTATGATACAGAATTGGCCATGGCCTGCTGATTGCTGGAGTGATCATGTAGGATTTTATCTAAATCAAAAAGGAAAACTAAAGATAGGAAATTATCAACAACATGATATTGTTCATTATGTGGAAAAAGATAAAATTAACAAGGAAATGATCAATATTCTCGAGGAAGTTTTATGGAAGAAATAATTGATTTTGATAATTGGCTTGCAAATTTCAAATTACCTCCTGTAAAATTTGTTGCGGTTTTTAATCCCGACACCGGCGCAGTAGTTAGTGTAGGACCTAGTCATGCCTTTAAAGATCAAAAACACAAAATATCTATAGATAAAGAATTGGCAGAATCTATAATTAATGCAGAAATTAAAATTAACAACTGCATAGTTGATATAAATTCAAATACTTTAGAAGTAGCAGAAATAAAAAATACCTATAAGATAGACGATGTGCTGCATAGAATTATTTCTAAGAAAGATTCTGAAATAAAAAACCCAGATATCTATATTAAATATGATTCAAAACTTAATACTTTTAAAATAGAAATGTCTTCAGAATTTGGGGGAACACGTAAGGCTAGGGCTGGGATAAAGAAAAGAAATATTGTATGGGATGGTGACACTGAAATGCAATTTTTTATTACAGAATACAACGACCCAAACTTGCTTTTTGAAACAGTAAGTGTTACAATTAACGATCTTACTGGAAACCATAAATTGATTACAGGTTTTAACTATCCTAAATTTAGTGTGTACACTAGACGCTTGTTTAAAAACTATATGATAGAATATAAATGAAAATTATTGAATTTGATGTTGTATTTTTAAGCTACGATGAACCTAATGCAGATCTACATTATGCAGATTTATGCAACAAAGTTCCTTGGGCTAAACGTGTACACGGTGTCAAGGGATCTGATCATGCTCATAAAGCCGCAGCAGAAGCTAGCGAAACAGATTGGTTTATCACTGTTGATGCTGACAACATTGTAGATCCTAAGTTTTTTAATATTGACCTAGATATGAGTGATCCTAAGATTCAAGTCTACGGATGGTGCGGTCGAAATGTTATCAACGGCCTTCGATACGGCAATGGCGGTCTAAAAATTTGGAAAAAAGACTTTGTGCTTAATATGAAAACGCATGAAAACTCAGACAGCGATCGTGGACAGGTAGATTTCTGTTGGGAAGATGGATATCGAAATTTTCCTTTGAGTTTTAGCGATAGTGTTATTACTGGAAGTCCTTTTCAGGCCTGGAGAGCAGGGTTCCGTGAAGGTGTTAAAATGACCTTACTCGACGGAGTTAGGGTTCCAGCCCAAGAAATACAACAGAGAATATGGTGGCATAATATTCATAGGTTACGTATGTGGTCCACAGTTGGTAGCCATGAAGAAAACGGAATCTTTGCAGTTTATGGTGCAAGATTGGGAACCTGGATGGCTAATTGCACCAACTGGAATTATGTTGACGTTAGAGATTTTGAAATACTTAGAGGTATATGGAATCAATACGGAAGACCATATGAAGAAGTTAATGGCGAAGGTCTCGTAGACGCAATAAAAGATCTTGGAGACAAAATAAAAATTAATTTAGGATTAGATTGGCCTTGGTTAGATGAAAGTCAAAGTAAGTATACTTTAGATCTCTACAATGAAACTATGAATTTAAACGATACATATTTTAAAATGCCGGTACCTGCCAATGTATGATATTTTTTATGTTTCTAAAACTGCAGGTAATGACAGTGACTGGGAATATATCAAGTCTAAATATCCCCTTGCGCATCGGTTAACCAACATAAGATCTTTTGACGACATTAAAATTAATTCTTTCACTAAGATGTTTTGGGTCATCTGGGATGATATACATCTAATAGACACATTTGATCTAACAGAATATAAAGCCACTAAGTGGGACGACATGTATGTTCACGTTTTTAAAAACGGAGAACATCACGATGGAGTATGTTTATTTCCTAAAGTATTGAACATCTCGCAACGAGAGTTTTATCATAGATTTTTTACAGAAAAAAAAGAAATAGATATTTTAGCGAGCGTTCCTAAGAAATACAATGTATACTCACCTTCAAATTATGACGAGTATTTGTCTATTGATGATGAAATGTTTTGGTTAGTTTGGCCAGAAGTTGAAATTATAGACGAATCAGTTTTTAAATTGTATTTTAGTCATCATAATACCTACGATCGTAGAGAAAATCATATTTTTAAAAACACATGTAATAACGATGAATCGTATATGAGTGGAGTTATTCTCTGTAGTAAGTATAAACAAATTTCATCTCGAGAGTTTGAAAAACAATATGTGATCGATAAAAAAGAACATGATATAATTGCGAGTAGATTTCGATATCCGACGTATGTTATTCACAGCTATGAACAATATCTAGAAATTCTTAAAAATTTAAAAAATAAAATGTTTTGGGGTATATGGCCCGAAGTTGAAATAATTGACACAGAAATCTTTGATTTTTACTTCGATCCCAACAATGGAACATACGACCATGATAGAAAAGAAAATCATACATTTAAACATCTGTTTAACAACACCGAAATTTATATTAACGGTGTAGTATTATTTTCTAAAGAAAAACAAATTAGTCAAAGAGAGTTTATTCATAGATTTTTGATTAATAAAAAAGAACACGATAGAATAGTATCAAAACATCGACTATATGATGTTGTGTTTATATCTTACAACGAATCTAATGCAGATGAAAATTACAATAAGTTACTTAATAAGTGTCCTAGAGCAAAAAGAATACACGGGGTTGAAGGTATACATCAAGCACACATTGAAGCAGCATCTATTTGTAATACAGATATGATTTGGATAGTTGACGGAGATGCAATTATTGAAGATAGTTTTGATTTTGATATAGTTATGTCTAGTTATGATATTAATTGTGTACATGTGTGGCGTAGTCGTAATCCTATTAATGATTTAGAATATGGCAATGGCGGTGTTAAGTTATTGCCTAGAAAGTTAACATTAGATATGGACAAAACTACTCCGGATATGACAACAAGCATATCTAAAAAGTTTAAAGTCATGAATACTGTGTCAAATATTAATTCTTTTAATACTGACGAATTTACTACGTGGAGATCGGCATTTAGAGAATGCTGCAAATTAGCCAGTAGAGTAATTAAACGGCAATATGAAGACGAAACACAACAGCGATTAGATATTTGGTGCAGTGTAGGGAAAGATAAACAATACGGCGATTTTGCAATAATGGGTGCTAAAATGGGTAGACAATACGGATTAGATAATAAAAATAATCCTGAAGCGTTGCAAAAGATTAATGATTTTAAATGGCTAAGGAATATATTTAATAATGCTTACTGAAGAAAAAAAATACAAAAAAGTTATTGAAATTTTAGATTCTGTTAGTCCGAGTTTTTGTCTAGCAAAATGGCATCAATTAACATTGTATCTACAAAATGGATTTAATCATAGCTGTCACCATCCTAGTCCTCATCAGGTGCCGTTGGAGGAACTAGCTGTAAATCATAAAGCGTTGCATAACACACAATTTAAAAAAAAGCAGATGCAAAAAATGTTAGATGGCGAGCGTCCTAGTGAATGTGATTATTGCTGGAAAGCAGAAGATGCAGGCAGAATAAGTGATCGTGTTTATAAGAGTGCATCGTCATGGGCAAAAATTAATTTTGATTCTGTAATAGAAAATAAAACAGCAGATGTTAATCCCGCTTATCTAGAAATTAGTTTTAGCAATGTTTGCAATTTTAAATGTGCTTATTGTAGTCCAGATTTAAGCAGCCAATGGTTTGAAGAAATTAAAACTCACGGCCCGTATCCAACATCATACAAATACAATAATTTTGATTGGTTTGAAAAAACAGGAAAAATGCCTATTAAACATAGTGACTATAATCCTTATGTTGAAGCTTTTTGGAAATGGTGGCCTGAGTTATATAGAGATCTACATACCTTAAGATTGACCGGAGGTGAACCATTATTAAGCAAAGATGCTTGGAAAATGATAGATTATATTGAGGACAATCCTAATAAAAATTTAGTGTTTGCTATCAATACTAACTTATGTGTACCTGATGAGTTAGTTGATAAAATAATATCGAAGATACAAAATATTTCTATAGATACTAAAGAATTTCAGTTTTTTACCAGTGGTGAAGCACTAGGAGCTCCTGCTGAATATATCAGATATGGTCTTGATTACAACAAATGGTCTGCTAATCTAGAAAAAGTTTTAGATAACACAAATGTTATTGTTGCAATTATGACTACAGTTAACTTAACCAGTGTAACTACCTATGCCGACTTTTTGAGATACATTTTAGATCTCAGAGGAAAATATAATAAAAACGCCGATTTTAATAAAGTTCAGTTCATGACAAACTTTTTAAGATACCCTGAATTTTTATCTTTGACACTACTAGATCGAGAAACTAAAGCAACATTTACTCAAGATATCGAAACTCTAATAGCAGAGAGAGGTGTCTGGGACGGCTTTGCTACATTAACTTTTTCTGAAGTCGATCAACTACGGCGCATGCTAGATTATATGAATTCTTCAATAGATGATGACAAATTAACATTATTAAGAACGGATTTTAAATCGTTTGTTGACGAATATGACCGTAGACGAAATACTAATTTTAATCAAGTATTTCCTGAATTAACTAACTTTTACAACCTATGCAACAAGACATAAGAAAAACAATAGAGCTCATCAACGATATCAGTCCTAGTTTTTGTGCGGCCAAATGGTATAATGCCACTATCTGGTTAGGGAATGGTCGCACCGCCAGTTGCCATTTGCCTCCGGCGCACAGTATTCCCTTAGAAGAAATTAAAAATAATCCAAGTGCTTTACATAATACGACATTTAAAAAACATCGAAGACTAGAAATGATTCAAGGCAAAAGATGCAAAGAATGTGCATACTGCTGGACTGTAGAAGATAATGCTTCTCCTGATGTATACAGTGATCGTGTCTATAAGACCAGGATTTATCAAGAAAACGAAATATTGCAATTAGCCAGACTTGATCCTCAAGCAGATATTGATCCTAAAACATTAGAAATTAGTTTTGATAATTTATGTAATTTAAGTTGCAGTTATTGTAATTCAGAATTCAGCACAACCTGGGCCAGCGATATTAAACTTAATGGCCCGTATACTGAATTAAAGACTCAGGGCGGTGGTGCATTTCAAAATTCAGGTGAACATGCATTGCCCTATGGCATTAAGAATGAAAATAATCCCTATATAGAAGCTTTTTTTAAATGGTTTCATGCTAGCCTTAAAAACAATTTACAAGAGCTTAGAATTACCGGAGGGGAACCTACACGAAGTCCTTGGTTTTGGAAATTATTAGACGAATGCAAAGATACAAAATTTGATTTTGCAGTTAACAGTAATCTTATAATGGACCAAAATAAACTTGCACAACTCATTGATGCTAGTAAAAAATTTAAAAAGTTTGATTTATACACCAGCGGAGAGGGCTATGGCGCTCACGGTGAGTTTATTAGATGGGGATTAGATTATAGTTTATGGAGAAAAAATTTAATTCAGTTTGCTCAAGAAGGCAAATACAGTATGATCCATGTAATGATGACTATTAGTGCTTTGAGCATTTGGTCAATAACTGAATTCATGACAGATATGCTAGAATTAAGAAAACAATTTGGTGGTCATCAATTCCACATGAGTCTTAATTTAGTGAGATTTCCTAGCTTTCAAAATTTGAATGTGTTGCCGATAGATCTAAAACAAATCCAGGTAAATAAAATCGAAACGTGGCTCAGTGATGCTGTTGGGTTAAGTTCATCCGAACAAAATCAAATAGAAAGAATCGTTGAGTATCTTAAAAATGTTGATCGCAGTCAAGAAGACACAGATAGCCAAGAAAATAAACAGCATGATTTAAAAAAATTTACACAACAATATGCTGATAGAAAAAATGTTGATCTCTCAACAGTATTTCCAAAAGAATTCACACAATGGTTTAACACAATATGAACGAAGATAAATTCTGTATAATACCTTGGATACACCTTAACACAGAACCCAATGGGCGTGTTAAACCGTGTTGTGCATATTTTGGAGAAGAGTCGGGAAATTTAAAAAATACTACACTAGAAGAAATATGGAATAACGAACATACTAAATCTATGCGTAGAAGCTTTTTAGAAAATAAAATCCCAGAAGGATGTCTAACCTGTACTAAAAAAGAAAGCAGTGGCGGAGTAAGCTACCGGATGGCAGTCACTGAAAGATTCAGTCATCATATCGAAAAAGCTAAAAGTAATACATTGCCCGATGGTACCTATGAAACATTTGAAATAATTTTTTGGGATTTTAGATTTAGTAATATCTGTAACTTTAAATGCCGTATGTGTGGCCCCGGCGCAAGCAGTTCTTGGTACGACGATTTTAGTCCGGAAGAAAAGAAAACTAACATAAAATTCTTAGACAGTTCTTACTATGGAACTGATTTAATGAAATATGTTGACCAGTTTATCGATAGTGTTGAAGAAATTTATTTTGCAGGCGGTGAACCGTTGCTTATGGCTGAACATTATCAAATATTAGATAAGTTAATTTCTAAAGAACGCTATGATGTATTTTTAAGATACAACACCAACATGAGTACTATTAAGTATAAAGACTATGACTTAATCAACATATGGAAAAGATTTAAGAGCGTGAAAATATTTGCCAGTATTGACGGTATAGAAGAAAACGCAGAATACAGCAGATCAGGCACGGACTGGCCAAAGGTAGAAGAAAATTTAAAAAAACTGGTAAACTCTAAAGTTGACTACGTTGTATCTAGTACTATAAACATCTTTAATGTTTTTAATTTTACACACTTAGTAGACAGACTAATAGAATTAAAAATGTCAACTAGAAAGATGTTAGTAAGTCATGTTAACTGGCCTCATTACTACATGACTTCAATTCTGCCGGAAGATATAAAGGATAAAATAAGATTACAGTTAGACGAACACCTAGAAAAAATAACCCCAACAATTACAGAAGAAGAAAGTAGGTGGCTTGGTAACTTATACAACGAGATTAAATTTTATCTAATACCTACAACTTCACCAGAAGAAACTGTTAAATTGCGGAAAAAATTTAAGTATGATACTGTTAAATTAGATAGTATCAGAAAAGAAGATATTAGAATCGCTGCGCCCGAATTAGCTGAATGGTTTGATACATTATGAACGATAAATTTATTTGCGACTTTCCCTGGGTGCATCTAAGTGTGTTTCCACAAGGTAATTGTACAATTTGTTGTGTAGCCAAACATTCCGGAAAAGGTAACGGGCATTCATGGAATCGTATTAGCGAAGATAAAACTAAAACTGTTACAGTAATGAATAGCACAGTTTCAGAAATCATTAACTGTGATAATTACAGGGCAATTAGATTAGATATGCTTGCTGGAAAAGTTCCGACAGCATGCGAAGGATGTCACCAGGTAGAGCAAGCAGGCGGCAGAAGTAAGCGACAATTAGAAACTAATCGAAATTTAGATCATGCGGCATTAACTGCCGATGATGGAGCTATCAAATCAGACTTACGACACATAGAACTACGCCTAGGCAACTTTTGTAATCTGAAATGTCGAAGCTGCAATGCAGATTCTAGCACAAGTTGGATTCAAGACTATTATAAACTTAAAGATACAGTAAAGTTAGCCAGCGGTTATCATTGGATTAAAAGCAATCCCGAATTTAGCTTTGACTGGGTCGATGATGAATCGTTTTACGACCAGTTAACAGAGCTAGCACCTAATCTTGAACAAATACATATCAGTGGCGGCGAACCATTTTTAGTGCCTACGCATTTTAAATTGTTAGAAAAACTTGTTCGCGAAGGCAAGACTGATATTGCTATACACTATCATACCAATTTGAATTACAAGTGGGAGAAAATTACTCCGGCATTAGACCTGCTTACACAATTCAAAGAAGTACATATTAATTTTAGTATCGACGATGTAGAAGAACGAAATACTTATATTAGAAGTTTAAGTGATTGGAATTTAACTATAAGTAATTTAAAATTATTTCTAACACACTACAATTTCATTTTTGCTGTTACTCAAACTGTAAGTGTATATAACTTTATGTATGTAGAAGAATTAACACAATATCTTAAAGAAAACAATATTTACATTAAAGTGCGTTTGAATCATGTGCAGAGTCCGGATTACTTAGATGCTAATGTATTGCCTAAGCAAGTACGCCAAGATAAGATTAATTCGTTACAAGGAATTGTCATTCCCCGTATATGGGAAGATTTATACGGTCATTATTACAATCCGGAAGCTAACGGCCAGTGGGATTATTTTAAATACTTTACTGAAAAAATCGACGCAGTACGTAACGAAAACTTAAATGATATTTTTCCAAAACTTGCATGAAATTTATTTTTTTAAAAACTGGTGATTATTTAGACCTAGAGCCTAATAATACTCCTATTGCGTCTGCGTGGTTTGATTATATTTTTTCTAAGCAGATGAATATGAGTTATTTTGCTAGAGATGCATTGTTTGTAACTCGAACTAATGACACTATTAAAGATCTAAATTCCGCAATCGATATTGTACATCAATTTGCTATAGAAAAGAACTTGCCCCAACTTATTTTTAATAAAATTATTGACCTTGACCAATCATGGCTTAATGCTTCTCATAAAAAGTGGGTAAAATACACACACGAATTAAAAAACATTGTTAACGGCGACGATACAAAACAACACTATCCTGCCGTTGTAAAATCTTGGCAAAACATTAATCTGTTTATCCATTCGTTAGAAAACTATTACTCGGCTTATTTTACTAATACTAAAGGCGCATATCTAGAAGACGTCAAAGTCAATATAAGACCAGAAGATTGCGAGTACGCACAACATGACTTAATTCTAAGATTTGACGATTTAGGTAAACACCAATACGATCAATGGTTGACAGGCAGTAGTGTTGACTGGGAAACTAGTAACTACAAGACAATATCGGCGAGATTTGAATACGCATATAATCCGCAAACAATTAAAGGATTACAGCCAAATCAAGATTATATTAACTGGTGTTCTAAAAACAACTTACAAGCAATGCCGCCGTTTATTATTTTAGGAAATTTTAAAAAGAATAGATGGGACGTTAAACAACTTATGCATCAAAATCTATCGAAAGGATTAGAAGTAGGATTTGAGTTATGAAGATATATGTAAACGGTGATAGTTTCACCGACGGTGACGGTCTAGCTGATGCAGAAACATTCCCGGGCATGTACCCGGGACATCATCATGCAGATGGAAATCTAATTGTAGATCGCCGGTGGTCAAATGCTCGGCACGATATACTGTCAAATGACTTGTCATTATGGGACACATATCGTAATAATAATCGGAAATATGTTTGGGCAACAATATTAGGAGAGCTTGTTGGTGCTAGTGTGGTTAATAATGCCGTTGGTGGTTCTTGTATGATGGGAATTGCAACTAGGACTATTGCAGATCTTAGCTCAATACACCTACGTGCAAATTTGCCAGACTACGTCTTTATAGGATTAACAATGTCTGATCGTCTAGGATGGTACGATAAAGAACATACAGAAAACAATCATACAGGAAGTTGGGTTAAAACAGCTATACCCGCATTCAGCGAAAGAATGTTACCCGAACACTATAAAAAGATGTTCATGGCTACATGGGCAACACTGTCTGACGAAGAATTGCTTATAAATTATCTAAAAGAATGTTTACAAATTAAAAATTATGTTAAGCGAAGAATTGGCCGAGATCCTATTTTTTTAAATACCTCATACCAATTTTGGGAGTATAAAAATATAGTTCAATCATCTAAAAATCAATGGCTTAGAATGCTTTGGTTCGAGTTATTAGAATTTGATAAGATTAACCCCCAATGGTTTAATTCTGGATCGTTTGACATTGTAACAGCTTGTGGACATGCTATTCCGGAAGTTCATTCTCAATTTGCAAGAGATATAGCTAGAGAACACTTTGGTTGGGGCAAAAGTCCGGTTGACAAAGATGCCTAGAATTTTTCTTCCAACAGTTAACGAATATCGAGAAATAAATCGCATTGTAGCATTTGGGTGTAGCCAAACCGCAGGCTCAGAACTTCTTGATTCAAAAAGATATCCAAACATTCCTGATGTAGAATTAAAAAAACACAGCCTAGGAATAGAAGGATGGCACAAATATTCAGAGAATGAATCAAATCTGCCGTTACATTTTAAAATACAAGACGAAGAACGTATGTTAGCGTGGCCTGCACAACTAGCAAAACTTTATAACATTCCTATTCATAACTATGCCGAGCCAGCAACTGGCAATGAGCAACAGATGGCACAATTCTTAAAAGCAAAATCTGAAGGTGTTATTAGTAACGACACACTAGTGCTCTGGGGATTTACTAGTATGAATCGAGGCTTTTGGATTGACCAAGAACAAGGATGTTCATATTATCTGCTCGGTAATAACAAGATCTTTAAACAACCCGTTGACATAAACATGTTTAATGAAAAACTGTGGTATAACGGTATAAATTCAGATTATATGTTAGCATGGAGATATTATCAAAGTTTATCTACTATCTTCCATTGGGCTAACGAAATATGTAACGAACAGTTTTTATTCATTCAGGCATTACATTATTCACCAAGTTACGAACAATGGTCTGCTAAAATAGAAGGTCCAGTAAATCCAACGGTCGAGCTGTTAATGCAAAGATTTTGGGATACTATAAAATACAATTACGAAATAAAATACCCAATTTTTAAAGATTTTGAGCAGACAAATCTGTTCACTTGGAGTAAAAGTATTGGCGGTCGACTAGGGTGCGGGCATCCAACATTAGATGCACATGAAAAATATGCACTTTTAATTAAAAATGAGCTTGACCGGTTAGAACAAGAGTCCAGTTGACAAAGACGCAGAATGATTACAAATGCGTATCATTTTCCGTTGGATGAAGTCAATTACTTACATGAGACTGAATTTTAATTGCAAATACGTTAGAAAATATTCTTAGAGGAATCAGTAATATCCTTCTTTAATCTTTCTACATCGACTTTAAAATCTATTTTTGTAATTTCGTTTTTGTATTCTTGAAGAGTGTTAAGTAGGATATCGGCAATATCCTCCGGTCTTTGTTTTTCTAATTCGGTATGAACATCTATTTCCCATACCCTGCCATCTTTGAATTCTAGATGTACTAGATCCAAATAGGCCACAGGCATGGTATTCATATAGAGATCTTCAAAAACTTCCGGCCACTCTTTGACAAGATGTCGAGGTGGCCTAAACAACGGATTAGGCATCTACTGTATCTTTTGCCTTTGTGGTTTTCTTCACTGTGGGATCTAGTTCTTCAGCTTCTTTACGCAATCTTGCTGCTTCTTTGTACATGGCGTCTGCTTGACTGCGATAGCTCTTAGCGATATCCTTGTCTGTGAGTACAGCATCGGTAGCAGCCTGCGCCCTAACTGGTGCAGGAACATCTGTGTCTATCGCAGGCGCTAGATCTTTAACTTCCGCCTTGACTTTAGGAGCACCTTTGACAAATGTGTAAAGATCGTCCACTGCGCAGTTTTTCTGTTCTGCAATCAGCGTGTTTAGACTACTTAACAGCACAGTATCATTGGTGGTAGGAGTCATAGTTACAGCATCGGTGGCCACTTTCTGCAATCTACCATCAGCCTGCATGGCCTGTAACATGGGCCTGCCGTCTGGGAATGTGCGGATAAACATCATTTCGCCTAGTTCATAGGCTTCCTGACATTGATCAGTTTCAACCATGGTCATGATTGAATCGTGATAGGAATCGCTTAATTGTGTTACTGGTAATACCAGCGCCATGTTTGATTCGCCTGGCAGAGTTCTAAACACCACAAGAACCTTAACTCCTGTGTTGTTGATCCTGCCGATGTGTTTTAGTGGTCGTGCCATTTTAGGCCTCCTTTTTAGCCACAGCTTCTAAGAAGGTGTTTAGCTTGTTGAAAGCTTTGCCCACGGCTTCTAGTTCTGCTGCTTTGAACGCTCCTCGTTGTGTAGCAACTTCGATGATGCTTCTCAGCGCAGCAAGATCGCTGACATTGAGATCTGGACCCTGTGCAGGGGCCGTTTCTGGTACTTGTGCCACAGCTTCGGGTGCTTGGTCTTTGACTTCTTCTGACATTAGGTTCTCCTTAAATGGTTACATGCAAGCATGAAATACGTTAATTCTTTTTGATCTTCAAATCCTAGATAATGAGTAGAACGCAGATTTCCAGATTTATCAATACCTGGTTGTTTGGCCAAGCAGTAGCGGCCTTTCAATTTGGTCTTGACCCATTCTTCTACGCCTTCAAAAATTTCGTTATCTGAGATAGCAATTTTGCTGAAGTGGGGAGGAATGGTCTTAAGCCTGCGCTGTTTTAGTACATCAATAGGATTTAAATCAAACATCGTGAAAATATTTATAAGTCAATTAGATTCGAGGGTGGATTCTTGGCTTAGTCTTTTAGACATAGCCTTGGTGTGACCCAGCTTGGCAACATCACCAGAAAAAAGGTACAGTTCAAAAGCGGATTTTTCTTTCATAACTATGATATGTTTTTTATTGATGTAAAAAGGAGAATCAATAAAATGATCTAACCAAACTAAAACCTGCGGAGTGAACGCAAATTCTTTTGGAAAATCTATTTTATAAGTTTTGATTTTAGCATATTCTTCAATGAACTGCAAGGCCTGTTCTGTCAATCTAAGCCCACCTTGAGACTTTTCTCTGAAACTCCACCACCATACAGATCTATACTGTTTTACTGTGTCAGCATCTATAGGTAGTCCTGCTACCTGCAAGAACACCCTAGTATAGGCATCCTTAGAGTCCATGTTATGCAACCTCTTCGCCGGCAGTGAGTTTAACCACAGCAAAGTCTGTGGTTTTAAAAAGTTTGTTTAATTTTTTAGCCAGATTGTGTGCATGGCCAGGATTTGAGAATGATACTTTCTTATATTTAGGACCAGGATAGCTGGCTACTAGGCTACCACTCTTTAGATTAAACGGTTGGTGTCGATAGAAAACAGCCCAAATGGCTTCCGAGTCCAGTATCTGCTCGACTTTGAAAGTTTCTTTGTTGGCATATTCTAAAAGTATCTTTGGTTTTGGTCTCGACATTTTATACGGGTTCCTAATTAACCACGTATATATTTATCTTTTTAGAATGAGCCGCCGTCGAACTTAACGTCTATACTTTGACTGGATTCTTTGATCTGAGCCAGCATTGCATGTATCTGCTGCACAGTGCTACCGAGTTTTGCGGAAAAAATAGCCAGCTCGGCGGTGAGATCTCTGGCTTCCTGTATAGTGATCCTTATTTCTTTCTGCTGACTTTTTTCTGCCATTGTTATTCGTTGAAGTAGTTTCTCAACTGTAGGCAACACAGCAGGCATGTTATTTTGAGACATTAGCTAACACCTGTTTCATTTCCATTTCTGTTTTAAACGGACCACGGTAGGGATATCTTTCTAAGGTGATCTTTTTAGGACAGAAACTCTTGACCCAACCTTTTTCAAATTTAATAGTGTAGTAACCTGCACAATACAAACTTTTTGAATCTAGACTTTTGGTAAACAGTGGAAGTTTTTTGCGTATGTCGAACATGGCATTGTGAGGTGCTGTGCTGGTTGGATAACCGTGAACCTCATTAGGTAAGGCGTTTTCACTTTCTTTTACAATCTTAACAGTAAAGAATTTTTTACCGAATGTTCTGGTAACGTGTTCTTTGGTTTCGTAGATTTTTATTCCATCTTGATTACTCATTACAAATCTATTGTCTTCGTTTTTTCTTAGAGTAGCAATCTTCTCGCCATTCTCTTCAACGATCCAAAACTTGTTATCTATTATAGGTTTGGCGTGTAAATCAGTCATTTCGTTCTCCAATTAGATACCTCGCATTCAATGGCTCCGAATAACTTGCAGCTTGATCAGATATCTTCTTGAGATCATACAGTCCGCAGAATTTCATTAATCTAAGACCAACCTGACTGATATTTTTATCTGCACTGGTAGCCTTGGCAATGGTCTCTGAAATTATGGCCTTGATGTCATCGGGCTGATGACTGAGGTCAATCAATCTACGATTGCGTTCATAATCTTCTAGGACTCTGTGTTCTTTGCCTTCGTGATCAGTCCATCTCTGTAGCATGAGATTGTTCCACGCATATCCTTTGCTGCCACGATCTTCGAACGCTTCACTGAGACCCACTTTTTTGCTTGTGCCTTTAGTACGCACACCTGGATACGCTGAGAAGACATTATCACTGGTATCACCACGCATACATTTTTCGAATAAGAGCCATTCTGGATTCGGTGCTGGCTTGGGCTCTTGTGTTTTCTTGTCAATGATTCTTTTGCCTTTGTCATCGAAGATTCCTTCATGTGTGATTACATGTTCCATAACGCCGTTGTACTGTGTGACATTGGGTGCGATCAATTGTACAAAATCTGTGTCAGTACTGATAATCACATGTTTATCATTTGGATGACTCTGTATCCAGCCTGCGATTAAATCATCTGCTTCTAGCTGTGGGTTCTGCATAACCGTGCAGTTTGTTTTGTCTGTGATAAACTCTTTGAACGTGTCAAAGGCTTCCCAAAACACACGATCTTCTTCTGCTTCTTTTTCTGTGTGAGCTGCACGAGCATCTGAACGATTACGCTTGTAGGGTGCATAATAATCTTTGCGCCATGATCTACCTTCTAAACAGAAAATGACATGACTGCCGTTGAACTGCTGCCATGCTTTGCGAATTGAATTAAGGGTGATATGAAAGGCCATGCCTAGTTTGATATCAGCATCACCGTTGATCACGTGACGAGCACGGAAAAATGTATTTGCTGTATCAACTAAAATATAGGTCATTGATTTGTCTTCTTCACTGTTTTAATGTCTATAACACCTGTGTTTACAGGGCCGCCAAAATCACCATCTACCACAACATTTGCACAAAGTTCACGGAACCAACGATCTACAATTTCTTCTTCTTTGTCACCATCTTCACCGTATCCCTCTTGCTTTAATTGTAGCACAAATTGGTCATTCCAGTCAAGCTCAAAAAAGCCATTTCGTATGTTATCTTTATTGACATGGGTGTTTATCACACCAACCCATGCTTCTTTGCGTCTAGTAGCACGTTCTTTCGGCGAGAGTTTAGCAGTTTCTTCTGCTTGTTCGGCAGTTTTAGATGCAGCCTCAGCCGCAGCCAACCTGTTGTTGGCTTCTGCCAAATCCAGTTCAGCTTTTTGGATAGAAGCTTCTAGTTTATCCAGCCCAAATAGTTTTTTAATTATTTTCATTAAGTACCCCATTCATTCTTAAACAGTGGCACCTGTAATCTGTCTGAATATCTCAGTCCATGTTTCATTGCCAGTTCTGCTACTCTGCGGTTATTCAGTGTGTATACACTTTCAACTCCGCCCACAGGCATGAGATAAACATTACCGGTGAAACCTTCTGCACGATAGATATCCACAGCTTCTAGAGCTTCTTCTGCATCATCCTCAGTGGCCACTACTAGTTTGAGATATACATGACCAGCTTCTTGATATTCACAGACTATGTCTGGGCGTATGGCTTCACTGGGTTGTTCTCCTGAACAACTGAGTTTGGCACTGACTGAGAATGTGATTTCTCTACTGGCAAAAGGAGGGTTCTGTGACCATTCTTGCAGATATTTTTTAAACTCCGGAGTTAGATTTTGAGTGCCGTTGGTCTCAAAAGTAATTTCTTTAAGACCTGTCATACTCGGATGATTCAACAGATCCGGATAAGCACGTTGCCAACCTAACAACGGTTCGCCACCAGTGATTACAAGATGTTCATCTTCCCATTTATTATATGGCAAGATCTCACATATTCTTTCTGCGATGGCGTCTGATGTAAGCATTGGTGAAAGGTCTTTAAAACGTGGATCCCAACTAGCATAACTGTCGCAGCCAGTAGAAACCAATGGTAATTCTTCGTAAGTTTTAAAAGAATGTATCTGAGCCGCAATCGTTTCAACCTCATTGCTAGATTCACCTTTGGGCATACCAAACCCTGCACATTTGAAATTACAGCCAAATGTACGAAGGAATACACTGGGCACACCCATATATCTGCCTTCACCTTGTATGCTGTAAAAAAGTTCTGCTATTTTTAATTTACTCATCGTTTATTATACCACTTTTTATAAATGTTGTCAAGTCTTCCTTGACCAATTGCCAAGATCCATCGTGTCGATCAATCCAATGTAGGCAATCACCTTCTCGCCATCCTGCAGCATCTAAAAGATCCTGCGGCAACGATATTATACCGCCTTCTTCCACTGTTAGTGTCCATGTTTGCATTTTATATATACCTATCTTTGGATTCTGTTTCTTGATTCAATCTACGCCATTCTTCTATTCTTAGTCTAGCACATTCTTGTTTGACTTCTATGGGATAGTCTGGATGCCAATGCGCATCTCTGCAGTCGTAGACTCTGCCTTCGGGTCGATATCGCACCAGCACTACAATCAACACAATCATGATACAGATATAGACAAAATGTTTCATATTTTATCGCTGATCATTATTTTACACATCAATGCATCTCGATCATCAGTGAAATCAAAATGCATGTGATCCGCAGTGATCTCAGTGACATACTTATCCCCTGGCAGACCGAAATGCTCTAAAATATTCGCACAGGTTTCATTCCACCATGTGTTGGATTGATTTTTCCAAGGCACAGTGATCCTAGTCATTTGCGATAGTTGCCCTTTTCCGGTATCACATGTCGCACACCGCCTGTAGGATCTGGCATGTCGCCCTTGCGTCTAGGGATCAAATGCACATGTGGCCAGCTACAGGTCTGTCCAGCGGCTTCACCTACATTCATTCCAAGATTAAACCCATCCCATTCGTGATCGAGTAGTTTTCTTTCTCCGTGTCTGATAGCACTGGCCACAGCATCATTCATCACAGCAATGGTATTATATTTAGGCACGAATAATAAATGTCCTTCAGTCACGGGATACATATCACGAAATATTTTAACATGATAATCTTCGTCGACAAGTTCAGTCCAAGGAGCACCTTTTGAATCTTCGATACAGTCAGTTTCCCAAGGTATCATTTTTGCTAGGTCGTTCACCTTTTAAACTCCTTGCGTTCTTGAGGTAAATCATCTTCTTTGATAACAAATTCTCTACCGCCTATACTACCAGCAAATGCTCGTGTTCGTTCTAAGTACGACAATCTAATTTTCACTGTCTGAAAAGCCACTTCTAAAAACGCCTTGGGTTTATACCCTATTACATGCATGTCAAAACTCTTACCTGCGTCTGTGCAGTGTACTTTCACCAGCGCATCAATCATTTCGTCCACCAATCTTCCCAGGGAAAGTCCACCCAAACAGGATCTTCGGCCTTGTTTATTTCCATCCCTACGTAATCCATTTTGACGTCACAGGCACTGGCTAAGTTATCTACTAGCACAGCAAATCGAACATTGTTGTTCCAGACTTCGTCCCAGCTAGGATCGTCCGGAAAACACCCACTCTTCCAATCGTTCATGATCCAATTTAATGTTGTGCCTTGGTCATTGATATCGTCAACTATAAGTATATTCTTATACGTACCACCGTTTTCTAGTAGATCACTAGCAGCTGATAGTATTCCTGCTATATCATTTTCATCATTGACAAATCTATTTCTAGAATTAGGACCTAGAGCATCCTCGGCCATCCAAAGATTACTTTCTCCACTTTCACTATCACGTAGGCTTACGTTAAGAGTATGCATGGGCACATTGAGATAATGACTGAGATACAGTGCTGGTACTAGTCCTCCTCTCACTATGCCCACTATGTAATCAGGTTTCCAACCGCTGATAAAGATAGTGCGGCCAATATTAGCTATTAGTGACTGAATTTCATGCTGACTGATTTTGAGTTTTTTCATATCTCTCCTTGAGGTACTGCTCATGTTGTATCCATTGATCGTTGACTAGAAATCCCCATTCACGACGATGAGGACCAGGCATAAACAGAGTCCAGGCCGTAACGCCTGGTTTTAATTCAATCCGGTGATAACTATTAGAACCACAAATACGAAAATGACCTGGACCTCGCCACTTCTGTATCTCGCCAAGCATTTTACCGTCTTTACCAAATTCCGGAACCCATTCATAATATCCGCCCTTCAAAATCAATGTGGCATAGGACCAAGGATGATCATGCACATCATCCGGATCACCTTTGAGAAATTTGTGTAAAAATATATTAAAAGGAAAATGCTCACGTTCTTTCAAAAAGAGATAATACCTTACAAGGTAAGGTTCGTTGTGAACACGATCATAAATGATGCGTTTACGACCTAATCTCTCAAGCAGTTTCAAAAACATCTCTTACCTCTTGGTCTAAATAACGGATTAATTCTTTATCAGTGGGTTCTACTGTGTAATTATGTTTAAAAAAGATCTCATAACTATCTGAACCATACTTACCAATGCCATATAACATTGTAGCATCATTTCCGTCCCAAGTCAAGTAGTCTTGACTCATTCCAATTAGTCTCTTGTAACGGACATTAACCATGCCTAGGGGCTGTATGATGCTTTTAACAAATTCTTCGTCGGCATTCAACAATGCATGAGCATCAGGAAACCAATATAGAAATTCTGGCAGGCAGGTCTTTACAGGTTTTCGACTGGTTTGGTTAAGCATTATGACACCTACAAAGTGTTCCCATGAATTTGAGATCTGTTGTTGCACCATTAGGTCATCACGCAAAGCTTTGAACCACATCATCGTTTCCTTATTAGGATCCATAAGACTATGCCGATACCTATGCCAACTATCATGCCTAGAGCAAATAACATTATTCTACCGCCTCACCGAACCAATCGTCGACCTGACGTTCAGCTTCTTGTTGTGTCATAGCATGTACAAATATTCTTGCAGGCTTACCTACAGTGTGTTGAATGTTGAATTTGATGATACCTGCAGGAATAAGATTCCAATCTCGTTCTACAACAAACTCTTGTAGATGTTTCATTCTATGTATGAGGTTGTCAGATATATCTTTGGCTGTGTTCATTTTGACCTCTCGCTGGTGCACGAATCGTTCCATAGTGACTGTGCCTGTTTTTTATATTCGGATAATTCCCATTCATTTTTTTTAATTAAATAGTCATCTTCACTGAGTCCGTGCCATCCAATACATTTTCCGGTAGGCGATCGACCACAGCCGCATGTGCCAAATTCTGTTGGATCTTCTTTAACTCTTATCTGCATGTCTTTATCCTTTTTAAAAATTAAGTTCCACCGGTTATCAAATTCGTCCTGACTAACACTGAATGGTCTTGCTTTAGATCCTTTTCCGCCGTCTCCCATAATTACCTCGGCGAAAACTCTTGTTGCATCTTAATGTTGTCAAAGAATTCTTTCTTTGTGCTTTGGTCGTTTTTAAACGCACCTTTCAATACTGTAGTCTGTGTTAGACTAGAGTGTGCCATAATGCCACGATTTTCACAGCACCCGTGGGTGGCTTGAATATACACGCCTAGGTCTTTGGCTCCTGTGGCTTTTTCGATTTCTCTAGCAATGTCATTGCAAAGTTCCTCCTGGAGAGTACCTCGTCTTGCACACCACTGGGCGATGCGTGTGTATTTGCTAAGTCCGATAAGTTTCTCAGCGGCAATAAGACCAATATAAGCAACGCCAGTAACGGGTTGGTGATGATGGCTACACATACTGCGAAGCTCACTGCGAACAACCAGCATACCTTCGTAACGGTCCTCCGTATCATTTGGAAACGCTGTACAATCTGGTGCTGGTTCATATCTTCCCGCCATTATTTCATTAAAGTACATCTTAGCAAGCCTGCGGGCTGTGCCTTTGCTGTTAGGATCGTTTTCTCTATCAATCAACAGGGTGTCTAGCACTTGTTCAAATGCCTCTGTTGCTTCGTCGATTAGTTTTTCTATATCACCTTCGTGTAAATAGTCGCTGATATTATCACCTGCCCAGAAACGCTTGCCTTCACGTTTCATTTTAAAGCGAATGTGATCACCCAAGTAAGCTTCTTGATACCCACCATCGCCTGCCATTGCGTCTAGTGCTGTTTCTTGTTTTTTTAATTTCAATTATATTCTCCGAGTTAATGTCGTGGATGACATATGTATTATTTTAACTTCTCTAGCAGGTTATTGCAACTAAAAAAGTTTCCTGTTAATGTATCTACTTGTTTATTTAGGCTAGGTAGTCGAGTTCTGTAATTTTCCATATGTTCTATAATTGTTTTACAGATGTTCGGGCGATACACAGTATAAGCCTCAAATGATTCAGTCCACTCACTAGGGTACTTAAAGGTATCAAAAGCCATCTCACTGTAGCTTAAACGATCTGGCACCATAGGAATAGCATCTACTAATGCACCTTCGTACCAACTGATGCCAAGTGTTTCTTGTAGGTTGGCACTGAACACCATCTTTGCTTCGCCTAATAAGTTGTGATATTCATTCTTTGTGAGTTGTTGATCTTGACAAACAACAAATTCATATTGTGGCAAATGATGTTTTAAATCTCTAAAAATTTCAACCTGCTTCTCAGGAGCGATACGATGCGGAAAAAGAATAAGATCACGCTTGGACATATTCTTGTACATTGCTAGAGTATCAGGCATATACTCCATTGGCCAGCCTGAGCGTACTATTTTGCCTTTATTAATATATGAAAGTTTTGCTGTTTCATAATCTATACTTAACAAATTGTGAACAAACATATCAATATGAAAGTCTGTAGCAAAGTAGTTGTGATCAAATGCGTGAAAGAATGACTTCTCGGCATTTCTAACCCAGGGCTTATCACCTACAAGACGTCCTAGAAAGTCTTGTGGATCATATGAACCGGCATGCCAAAGTCCATGTGTGACTACTGGAATGCCCAGCAACTCACTCATGTACTTTAAGTTTATAATGCCCGGATGCCAAGCGTCAGTAAAAATAAAGTGGTCGCCAGGATGAACGGACCCGTTACAAAACAGTCGACCTAGTTGTTCTACTTGACTGGCTTTGTATATGTTAGTGCCACCGAAGTTAAGAAAAGCGCCAGGAGTAGTGGCTGTAGGAATATCCGTAGGACCAGAAATAACATGAACGTCATGTCCTGCCTTTCGTAAGAGACTAGGTACATGAGCCTTCCACTGGCCCGTGTACCTTGTTTCTACAGCTTCTAGATCAACGAGAAAAACGCGGCTCATTGTTGTGTCTAGGCCTGTTGTTATCCCACCGAGGTTTATTGCCTTGATATGGTTTTCTAGGACGCTTGCTGGCTAAGAAAGCACCGTAGTTTACAGAATCTTTGCGATAAAGATCTGCTGGATTAAAATCACACAGCTCTAGTCTGCACCAATCGTGGTAGGCTTCAAGATCCTCCCACACCTTTACGACATCAGGACGACTTTCGAAGTACTTATAGTCCTTGTAGTTTTTCATCTTTGTTCCTTTAATATTTGATGAACGACCCGTTTTCTCCGTCTTCGGAGACCTCAATCCAGATCTCACGACCTGGATACTTCAGTGCGATGATGTTGTGTAATTCATCAGACATCATCTCACAGCTCTTATGATCAAGACTCAAAACTGAACCTTGACCCATATACAACGCTTCAAGCCATCGCTTGAATTGGATGAATTCAATGTCCCTGTCATTGTGGAGCACAGAGATCCACACCCTGAAATGAAAGATGTGACGATGAGGATTGGCCAAAAACGAAACATCATATTCATCTCCTGTGGCTAGATTAGGGTCTGTGGCAGCTGCTGGGTAGCAGTGAATGCCTTCTTTACGGAATGTGACCCAGATCATTTTATTAGGTCGTTGGTCTTGACGGATAATCATATTGACATTAATCCTTGGCAAAGAGTTTTGATTTCATCTCTAGTCATATGAAAATTATATGAACTGGAGTCTGTGACAGAGCCTTTGTCATCGAGACATTCTTGAATTATATCTACTGCCAACAGTCCTTTAGGACTCACTGATTCCCAGGATTCTACACGAACTTTGAAAGCCGGAGTTTGTTTCACAGTGATATGTTTTACATTTAAACTGGAGTGTTTCATCTTAGTTGTTCCATTGTTATAATTTTTGCTAATTCTTCACCTAGATCTTTGTCTTCAGTAACTACATGAAGACTGTGTCGATTCTCATCGCTCTTACGATCGTACTTGGTGGTTTCTACAATAGTACCGCCGCTGGCACTAAAAACTTGTAAGCGGAAACCTCGGGAATGGAGGTCAACACTTTCACTGTCCTCAGCGTATGCTAGCTCGCAGTCGTCATTGTCTTTCATTAGCCAGTTTCGAATTCGTTCTTTAATTGATAATTTCATAGTTGTTGTCTGAATTGGCCTTGCACGTTTAATTTGATTTGCACCGGTAATTCTAGGAAGTCGTCTTTGACTAGCTGTCGATGCTACTGCGTATCCACCACTCATTTTATAATCTCATCTTTGCCATATTGATCCCAATTAGTGAAGCGATCTCTTCCTAATAGGTCCTGCAGGTTATGGCACCACACCCCGGGATTAGTTGCTTTAAAATCTTTGTCATCTATCTTTAGTGTAGCGTTATAACCTAATTGATTTAGATAAGGTAATTTTACACTAATTTGCGGAATAAATCTACGCTTTTCGGTAAGACCGCTTTCAAGCAATCCTTCCGTTTCACTAACATCAAAGTCTAGAGTACACCAGAATCCATCTTCAGCATCAAGGCATACATAAATCATATTCTCCCATGGACGCCAGGTTTCTGTATCGTTGATGCCCTTAGTTTTGAAACTTTGATTAGCTCCAAAATAGATATGTTCGCATTTATGATTTCGAGCCAGTTCCATGATTACATAGGGATCATGCTCTCCGACCACAAATAGAGTTCGCATTCCGTATGCAGGTGTGCGTTCGATTTCTACGCCTACAAAGAATGTAATGGTATCAGCGACACCAGATTCGTAATTTCTTTTCATCGTTGGAACCATTTCTTGATAGTATTGAGCAAGTTGAGATATCTATAATGATAATCAGTTAACATCGAGGGATGATGAGGACAGCGGCCTTGATGATAGTCACACTGCGGACTGTACTCTCGATGGCACAATTCACACTTCATTGTTCGAATCCTTGTTTAATTAATTGTCGTTCTTCACGAGCAGTTCTGTGAGTTTCGCACAATGTCACTAGCCATCCTTGTCCACCTGTTGTGCCAGAGTTACCACACTCTTCACAAGTGACTCCGCTCATGCTTTCTGCCATACGTACCATACCGTCAATAACATCATCTCCACCTGTGTAGTAGAAACGCAGTGTGCCAAACTTTTCTTTGACTTGATCCAGCGTTACTTGCGGTACTTGTTTGTACTGTGTATAACCTTTTTCAAAGTTCTTATTGTTCCAATCAATGTGATGCTGAATATTACCCATGAGCTGATCTAGTACATTGAACCAGCCATCACCACATTCAAATCCCCAGCACATACAAGTTTCCTGCATGCTTTTGTTGCGATTAATCATCATCTTGGGATATTTTTCGCACAACAACTTATCTAGTTCTTGTTTCATATATTTTCCTAATGAACTGCTTCTTTAGAGTCGCACTCACATTCGACGACCCAGTTGTTAAACTGAGTAAATTTATCAACCTCTACACCTAGACCAACTGCTTCATTTACAAAGTGCTGAAGCAATGAATTATACAGTTCATCCGGCATAGTGTGTTTGTCAAATTTGATTTTCATTACCAAGTGCTCACATCAGTGATGTCGATGGTGGTATCTTCATCCTTGTCATGATCACCGAAAAGATTAAACTTCACGGAAACTGTAGGACCGATACCACTTGAGCTGTTTGATTCTAGGGTGAACCATTCTACTTCTTTGAAGTGATCTGCCATCTTAGCGAGTTTTTCAACCTGTGTGCGATTGAGACTAAAAGTATGCGCTGCCATCGTTATGCCTGTGTGTGAAGTTGTTGTTTATGTTTAAGTATAGCAATATTGTCTTTGAGATGCAACCTCTGTTTCTTCATTTCTTCCAGTTTTAGGTCCTGAAACACTCCTGTTTTTTCCAAAGTGTCAATCTGTTTGTCCAAAGCACGGTGAGCTTCTTCCAAATGTTTAATACGCTGTTCGTACATACGGTCTCCTTATACAATTACACTTTCTTCCAAAGCACGTAGTTCATCATCATCGGGATTTGAGAAATCTATCTCATCAGTTTTCTTACCATCTTCAAATGTCAAGATGTTTGGTACAGCATAGGCCACTGGGCCACCCTGCAGTCGGGCACCTTCTAGACTGGTCAAGAATCTCGAAGCAGTTTCGATCATGTCAAACGCTTCTTGTTTGGTAGACTTAGAGAACAGTTCTTTTACAAAGTTACTGAAGTATAGTATCTTGTTAGGCACCCATTCGCTGTAGTCTTTTTCTTTCTTGCCTTCAATACCCCACATACGCCAATCTGGATCAAACTTAGCACACTCAATATCCATTAAGTTGTTGGCACGTTGCACAGCACGAATATGACATTCAACATTATGACCCATCATCAATGCATAGGCAAATGAATCCCATGATGTCTTGCCTTCTTTCTTGATCTTGTTCAACATGCCTGGTGCGTAATGGCATATATCTGCGATCGTAAGTCTTCGACCAAAATCGCTTTCGAAAGGAAAAGGTATATCGTGCCGTCCGGAAAGATTCTTAGTGTCCGGGGCTTTATCCATGATAACACTGAATCGTTTATTGGAATGTTGGGCATTAGTATATACCAATCCGTGAGCTGTTGCGATGAAAGGTGATGCGCAGTCAAAGGAAATAGTGAAGTTTTCATTTATTTTTTTGATCTCCCGTTGGATCAGTGTGAGATAACAGGCCCAGTCTAGTTGAGCTGTACCTAAGAAGTGCATCCAGTCCTTGCCTTCTAACATACCTTCAAACTTTAATGTGATCAGTCTGCGTAAGGTAATAGGCATCTTGCACATGTTAGCGCCACCCATAGCCCAGCCTTCTGCTTCCTTACCAGCATACTTGCCTTTGGGATCTGAAAACTCTTTGACACCTTCGTACCAACGTTCAGCTGTGTCCCAGTCGCTGCCTTGTAGTACGTTTAACCACTTGGTCTGACCTAGACGATTCTGTAAAAAGTAGTCGTTGTTAAATTTGGTCTTTTCTAGGCAGTCTTCAAACGTCTTTAGACCAGTCTTAGGTGAATGAATATGATCACAGGCCCATGTAGGAACGTCAAGCATCATGGACCAATCTGCAGTAACTTCTAGCCATTCCAGTATCTTTTGACGAGTCTTGTTGGCTTCTGCACCTTCAAAATTTAACCAATCGAACTTGAGTACACCTTTACCAATCTGGTATCCACCAGAGTCGCCTAGGATCATAGTTTTCGATCGATCACGGTCCTGTATCATGGATTCCTGTACGAGACTCTTGTTGAGATCCAGTTGTGCGTGACCTGCTGAATATAGACCATACTTGTAATAGAAATAGCCCTGTTCGGGATTTAGAAAGTTCATGCCTTCAATGCCGCGATCAAACTCTTTAGGAATTCGATCTTTAGGAATAAATTCTTCTACTCTCTGCTTGGCTATGTATGTGGAATAAAAACTGCTGATAGCAGGCAAATATACCGCATAGTCTTTTTGTAGGGGTGTTAGGTCAATTGGTTGTTTCATATTCTCTCGATAGGTGTGCTATTATTGTTAGTTGGTCTTGTGCCTCTTTTACATTTTCTAGCGCAATGCGAACTGCTTCATTTTTCATAGCTTTTTCTAAAATCTCAATCTCTTGGCGTTGTTTACTTTTTGCCCAAGACAATAAATTTTGTGTTTCTTGATCTAGTCCTACAGTGGCATAACTGGTAGTTAGGTTCATCCACGTACTACCATCAAATACCTGCATGTCTGATCCCCATACACGGACCATACCTTGCATTGGATTGGTAATATTCATATTAATATATGGCACACTGGTGTTACCACCAGATACTGTTAGTCCGCTAACACCCTGTAGACCTTTAATCATATTTAGGCAGCTTGTGCAGGAACAATATATTTGTAAGTGGCTAATCCACTGTCGAGTGTGATCTGAATAGCACCTTCATTGCTCAGAGACATCTTGGTGTTATTAACATCAGCGATCTTAAGGATACTTAAGATTGGAAGCACTGGCCAAGTCCAACCACGATCCAGTTTACCTGCTACGTTCTGTGCAAAAATAAACTCACCACCGTGTGTGCTTGCATCACCAAAGATAAACTTGAGATTACCGCCGTCTGTCTTGGCCAAGAATGTTGGATGCTCGTTGTTAGCACCTGCCTGGAAGTTGAAACGCTGTACCGCGGCCACGCTAGGTTCCAGTTCCACATCCCACTTGACACCACGGAACTTGACAGTTTTCATCTTTTCGTTGATGATTTCTGCATTCATAAAACGATAATCGTTTTTAAAATCGCTGTCTTTGTTTTCAAAGTGAATGCCTACAGGAATAACGTCACCGTTGCGTTCTGCAGTAGTGATTGAAATCTTTGCATCATCCTTGTATTCTGCCCCGTCTAACAGATACTTTAGTTTGTTGAGCTGCGGCATACCAAACACACCCAACATGTCTGGATAAGGGTTAACAGTTTCTGCTTCCATGATCACTGAACGGTCATCAGCCATTGAGTTGATTGTGGTTTTTTCTTCTGTGCCTGTGACCTTGACCGTGGTCAAGAAGCCTAGGTTCTGTGTGTGGCTTACGATGTCTTGTAGTATATCTTTCATTTAGAGATTCTCCATGTATATTAAGATTATATTTAGATCTTGAGAAAAAATCAACCTAGAAATCACTCAAAATCAAACAGTTTGCTGAATGTGTTATCCGACCTTGTTGAACTGATGTCCCATTCCAAAACACCAATAAGGTTTTCTAGCTTTTCGTCAATGACAGTGGTTTCCATTTCGCCATCGTCGAAAGGCAGATCTTTGAACCATTGCGGCAGTCTCAGTTCATCCACAGGATATGCCACTGAGGTATAGCCCATAGGATTGTCTTTGACCTTGCAGACAATGACTTTAGCACCATCTACGATGTTCATAGAATATTTGTCATCCATCATTCGCTTAAGAGTGTTCCAGTTTAGACTAGCTCGAACATGACCGGGCATGTTGGTTTTGCCGGCTTTCTTTTCTTTGTCACGATAGTCAGTGATGTTATTGGCACGTTTAGGTGAACCTTTTTCCCAGCCTGGCCGTGTCTTGAATTCTGTGCGAAAGTTAGTGATGTATTCCAACACTGATTCCTTAGTCTCGCCGTTTAGCACTCGGGTCAGTACCGCACTCAAGAAGTCTTGGATAACAACCGGGGTATCTGACCGCTTGAGGTCAAGCCCCATGGCTTTGATTTTGCCTGGACCGTCGACATCAGCACGTTTGCCTTCTTTGTCGTAGTAGAGAACTGCGTATCGTTTTTTGGTGATAAACAGTCCTTTGCTTGCAACAATCTCGCGACCTGCTTTGATGACGTCCCCTCGAGTCTTTGGACAGTGGAAGGCGTCCTGCATGAATTTGACAAATGTTCCATTGACTGTTTCTCCTATGGTATCGTAAAGTTCAACCACTGATTCTCTGTTCCAGGGAATCAGTCCTTTCTCAATGTCTTTCTTCAGCGTAGAATACGCAGAGAAATAACAAGAGTCTGTGTCACCGTAGATAATAGCACGACCAACATGATCTGCTTCTCCGGTAATGATTTCATTGACTTTTGACGCCATATGGCGAGCAATAGCTCTGCCAGTGAGTGTAGTCGATTGACCGATTCTGTTATCAAAGAATCTGCAGCCTGGATTTAAGATAGCACCATACAGGCTGTTCAAGTTAATCTTCTTAACCAGCTGTCGCTTGTCCCAGTATTCTTCTTCGATCTTGTTGCCAGCGGCAATACATTCTTTGAGTTTGGCCTGCATTTCTTTGCGTTCTGCATACCAACGTTTCAGCAGTCCGGGAATGATACCTTCTTTCTCATAGGTAAAGATAGTGCCGTTGGCGCTCAGCATCCAAGGTTGATTTGATTCAAAAATTAAATCGTAGATCTGTGCTGCGCTTAAAGTATCAGATCCACCATCTTCCCAGTCAATGGTGATTTCACGCCCTACCTTTCTTTCAAGTACGTCAGTGTATTCGATACTGCCAAACATTCCTTCCCAGGCTGAGGCAAAGGATTTATTTTTAGCCATTTGACCGTCGATATATTCCTTGGTGCCATCTTGGCGCAGTTGTCCCACGATGGTTTCCGGTCCCATGTTCAGCGCACGAATCGCACTAGGATACAGTGAATTAATATCTAGTGAGCCAATCCATTCGTGTATGCCCTTCTTGGGATAGGCCACATAAGCACCTGCAGCCTGTGTATCTATGCCATCACGATTCACACGATTAGGAACGATCATACCACGCTTGTGTGCTTCGTTGATGATGGCCTGTTCTGTAACCGCCACGGCACCCATAGTGGTAGCCAACAGCACTGTGCATTCGTGCGCCAGTGTGTTAGCCAGAGCCAAGAATTTTAATTTCTTGTCTAACTTGTCCAGTAGAGCAGTGTCTTGCCTGTTGTATTCTATGAATCTACGGAAGTCATTGTTGTACAATTGGTCTAAGGTGCCTTCATAGACAGTCTTGTTTTCCCCAATTTCCATTTCACCAATGGCATCCAGTCGATAGGTATGTCGTTCTTCATAGGTATATTTGCGATACAGTTCAAGACTGTCGAGGTGTACACGACCGATGAAGTCATAGGTCACGGCAGTTTTGCCATACTTTTCGTATTCTCGCTTTTTAGGAAACTGATTCCACAGACAGAAACGGCGTGTGTCCTCTTTGCTTAGGACCTTGGTCACACGATTCACTGTATAGGGAATATCAAAACCTTCTGAGTTCCAACCGCTGAGAACATCAACATCTTGTATGATATCTAAAAATGTGTCCAGCATTTCTGATTCAGTTTCGAACAGCATAGTATTGGGGATGTCTTCGATCTGACGCTTGGCTTCGGCCATGCTGAGTGTTTTAGGAGGGATGGCCAAACATATCATGGTCTCCATCCATTGTAGATACACAGCAATAGCGGTGATAGGCATGAATGCATCTTCTGGTGATGCATAACCGCGTTCTGGATCAAAGTCTACTTCGATGTCGAAGAATGCTACATTAAGTTTAGGAGCGTCGGTGTTAAGATAATGATCTTCGAGGCAACGATATATGGGATTGATATCGCTTTCGTAGAGTTTTTTGTTGCTGTGTATGGCTAGTTCTTTGCGATGTTCTTTGACATTTTTTGAACTAACACGGCTTAATGGTTCGCCTTTGATTGATTGGAACTTGCCGCGGGGATCGATGTAATAAAAAACATGCCTAGCTGGATATTCTTTGAAATGTCTCTGACCTTTGTCATCGCGTTCAACCACACGGATGATATCATTGTCGCGATCATAGAAAGCGTCTACGTAACTCATTTATTCTCCTATGCAATTTTTAGGCTTGCAAATACCAATGTGCGGTTTATGGCCACGCCTACCATCTACTTTTATTTAACTACTTAGCATCCTTACTAGGCCAACGCTGTCAATACTGACTAGCAAGAGGTAGTTAGCCAACATGCCAAACGATTTCCTAGTATAAGCAGCCCAAGCATACATGGCACAACCAGAAATCCATATAGGATAAAGAGCCAGTAAAGGCGGAGTGGGGACGGTGACTGCCA